TTCTGTGTTTCCTTCCCCTTGGGTGATACGGACAGAGACTTGTTCCACGGTGAGGTGTTTGGGGTTGGGCGTATCAGCGATGTTGCTGCGGTCAAGAATCTTTGTCTTTTCGTTGTTTTCCATTGTCTTATCCCTCCATGGTGACAAGTGCGTTGTTAGTGTTGGTTTCTGATTTGTTAGCAAGCATCGTCGGCATATCATCTGTGTCTTGATGAATGGGGCAATGCTTGCGTCCTGTGTGCTCAAAGATTGCTCGGCACCATTCGCACTCTACTTCTGCCACTTCGTCAATCTCAGGGTCTCCGCAATGCTCACAGACACCATATACAAACTTGTGTCCGTTCTCCTTGCAGTACCATTCAGGCTCATCCTTGCGCTTCTTCGGACGGTATTGCTGTGTGTCCTCTCCCAGCCATTTCTTACCGGCTGCGGCTGTAAGGTTAAATTTCTCCCACAAGTCCTCTCGCTTCCATTTCAGATGTACGGTTCCTTTCTTGTAGAAACGTCCCTCGAAGTATTCAGACTCGAACGCTTCGCCGCACGTAGCCCTGCGGCATACGCTCTCTAGCGCTTCTCCGACCGTGTAGCAGTCCTTGAGTGCCTTGCCATCGAGAACGCATAGGATACGGTCAAGGTCGGAGTAGATAGTGCGTGCATCCCCACTGCTATAGGACGAAAAATGTCCATAGCTCCAACTAATACCATACGGAAAAATGAGTTTTTTGTTTACCTTATAGTTGTCGTTTGTCTTCCATCCTTCACTCCCGCGCCAGTTCTTTCTGAGTGTATCTGGAGCTACAGGACCGCACCCATTTTCTACGGAGTGGCTGCAAAGTTCATCGAACACACGGCCAACACTTTCCTCAAACAGCTTTTTACGCGACATAAATACGTTATCAAGCGTCTCTCGGATGTTCTTAGCAGTGAAAGGAATAGTGCTATCACGTTGCACATCTCGCATAAACGTATCTTGCTGTGCGCTGTCAAGCCAGCGCCCAAACTCCATTTGCTCAAAAACGCTAGTCCATGCACGGCGACGATGACTGCGAAGGAATTCAGCGCGGCACGTTTGGACGTTCGATAGAGCCAACTTGAGAATGGTTTCGGTATCGTCTCCGTTTGTTCTGCTGGAATACTCACTGATCTTGTTTTGATCCATGAACATCTTGGCCTTGCGGATATGCTCTATTCCCTTCATCCAGTGCTCATTTGCCATATTGAACCAGTGTTCCATGTTTCCCAGATTGTCGCGGATAGCCAGCATCGTAGAGTCGCCGTCAAATTCAGCCGTATAGTTCTTTTCCTGAGTAGTTTCCTTAGCCCACAGGTCAGGAGCATCGTCTACGGCTACCTTCTTGAGATAGACCATTGCGACATTGACGCTGGTTTTACGTTCGGCGGTAGAGAAGCAGTCTCCCAAATACTCAACATCCCCAAACTGTTCGATGATCTTGACTAGCCGTTTGCGCTCCTCAGTGTACGGGTTCTTGATTGTCTCCTCGTTAAGCAGGCAGACGATCTCCCCATTGTGCATAAAATCAAAAGCCTTGAGACAATGTTTGGCTCCTTCGGAGTATGGAGGATTCATTACAATTGCGTCGTAATAACTAACACCATCATAAGTTAACCAATCGTATCCAACTACATCATACTCCTTCCCGTGAAGTACGCTAATAAGATCAGGATAGTTCTCTATTACATCAACGTGTATGCGGCTATCGTTCCTAGACTCTCCCCAATACCCGCTCCCTCTATCGCTCTTCCGTTGCTCTTCGTACTCTGGATTATCAGCGACAAATTCTTCATACGTTGTAGGATTCCTGATAACGTCCGCTATATCTCCCTTGCCCGCGCTAGGCTCAAGAAAATACCTTGCATCCTTGTTGGTGATCTTAGCCAGCATCTTACGTGCGATCTTGCGTGGGGTAGGATAGAAATCTTGATTGTCGGTGAACATGGTTTTCCTTTTCTTGAACACTGTTATGCTACCAGAATATAACTTCACAGATAGCCGCAATGACAAGTGCCGCGAACAGTATCCATCCAGCCCACCTTTGGAAAAGCTGTCCGTAGCTCTGGTACATGCCCGGAAGTTCCGTGTGGTACTTTCCATGCGTATACTCTTTCGGTATCTGGCTCTCACAGTAAATACAAAACGGAACGCCGTTTAATCTGATTCCTGTTTCGTTACCGCAGATTGGACAGTTCATGTGAATTCTCCTTTGTGCTGCGTGCCTTCCCATAGCCGCTCTCCCATCCCACTAGAAAAAACCCTAGTATCAGCCTCTTTGCTGACTTCGTTTTTGACCTGAGCGGCTATGGCAGGACACGCCTGCCGGTTAATGTTTTGCAACGTCAGAAAACGCTTCTTCCCAAGTGTTCCCGTTGCCGTAAGGAAAACCTTCTCCGAGTGATGGATTTCCTACATAAAAACGCCCAAATCGTTCGGCAATTGCTCCCGATGGATCATAACTTGATTCTCGGTCAAGAACGTATGAGTATGGACCCCATAGCTTTGTTGCTTTGGTTAATGCTTGCGATTCGTCCATTGCGATCTCCCATCATATTTAGTTTGTTTGTTCCCGTGAGAACTGCTTTACCATTTCAAGCCTATGCGCGTTCTCAAACTCTCGCCATTCGTCACTAACGGCACAGGCGAAGTCGAATTGATCCTGAAGCGCCAGCGCTAGAGGATCGTTCGGCATAGCAGAGGCATCGAAAATCTCATTCATAACGCGCATAGGATCAAGCATGGTAGATTCCTCAGTTCCGGTTATGCTGCTAATTGTTCTTGCTCCATCTCTTCATCTTTAGGCGGAGTCAAAGCCTGTATGTCGGCTCTGTACTCTTTCAGTTGCCGCGCTAAAGATTTGCGGTCGTACCTATCCTCAGAGCGCCAGCTTTCTTTAAGTTGACAGGTCTGCCAGATAGGGTGGTGCGTAGTCCAACTGTCTACCCAGAAACCTCCATCCTCGTTTATATTCTCGATTGCCGACCACCTCAAAGGATAAACACCCTTGAATTGCTCTTCCAATGCTGCAATCTGGCGCATCATTAAAAGCATCTTCGGAGCGTCTTTGGCCTTACGCGCATAGGTTTTCTTCGGTTCTATGCGCCCACCTTTCTTGACTGTGATTTTGTCGAGTTCGGCCCTGAGTTGCGCGATCTTCCAGCGAATGACAGCGCCATGTTTGCGAAGGTGACGAGAACGGCGAAAGGAAGCATACTCTTGCATTACGTCCTGCCGTTGATCTTCGGATACATAGTCCATGGCTGGTACAACGTGTTCCTTTGCTTGGTGATAAATGCCATCGACTTCTTTCATGGCCTTTTTCAGTTCGGAGCTAGGCTCATTCTCAATCTGCTTTTTCTTCAGTTCCCTTTGAGCCTGAGCGGATAGGACGCCCTGATTGATGCGCCTGATTTTCTTCTCACGTTCTTTGATCGACCACTCTCTGATCTCTTTCAGAGCTATTACCCGATTCATGCCTATCAATTTGCATGATGTGTGAACACGTCCTGCATGGCCCGTGATGGTAACGCAAGCATAGGAGGTGCCTGTGTAGGATGCTTGCACAGAGTCAATCGTCACGCCCTTCAGGACGCCCGCCAGGAGCTTACGGCGGATGCAGATAGGCGCATGTCCCTCTAAGGGAATGGCAACAACGGGGGCCGTAGCCTTCAGTGCGGCCCGAATTGAGTTCAAGTATTCCATGACTTCCCCCTAGAAGTTCGCGGTTTCGACGCCTGCTGCCTTCAGATCGTCCTCGGTAATGGCGAAAGACAAGAGCTTTAGCAGTTTAACTCTGTTGACGCTAACCCATTCGTTCTCTTCCAAGTTCAGATCGTCAGCAGGAACATCCTCAACCAACGACAGAATAGCTTTGGACACGTTGACAGGCATGACGCTGGACGGCGTAGGAGCGGGTTTGGTCTGAAGGCGCGAGACGCTAGGAGCCTTAACGCGCTTTGCCGTCTTTTGACCGCTGGACTTTGCGGACTGTGCCTTTTCTCTCAGAGTGTCAACAGCCGCCGCTCCATTGGCCCGGATTTCGGCAAGCGCTAAGGATGAAGTAACGGCTTGGGAAGAGATCATTTGCCTAATCTCTTCAGGCGCGTCTGCCAGTTCCATAGCCTGAGTAATGAATGCGTTGGAATACCCTGTACGCGCTGTGATCTTCTCATTCGACAATCCCAGGTTGTACAGCTTTTGAAAAGCCACTCCCAACTCCCACTTGGAAAGTGGTTTCCCAGTGTTTGCCGTAATGGCGGTTAGGATACGGCTTGCCTTGTCGTTGGACCCGGCAGGAGCGGGGAAACAAGGAACATCGGCCTCAGACAACACGGGATGTCCCTTAGCAATCAATCGGCGGATTGAACGAAGACGCCGCTCACCATCTACCAATGTTGCGCGACCTGTCTCACGATTGAACCGGACAATTAAGGGTTGGATTAGGCCAACTTCTGAAATGCTGGCTTCGAGCGCCAAATCCTCTGGACTTTCCTGATTTTCAGGAAGATCAAAATTGCGTGGGTTGAAATCCTCTTCAATGTCGATGAGGCGCGGGTCAATCATCTGATAATCGCGCCGCTGGCCTACCTGTTTCAACGTGGTAGGAATCTTCTTCGCTGGTTCGGTAGGAGTGAATGACGGCTCATCCTCTACCATTTCGCCCATCGATAAGGGCATTGACTCAGCCACGTTTGCGGATACTGCTAGAGTTCCCATTTGATTTTCTCTCCCTTCAATGTTCTCGCCAATCTCCCAATCGGCGGTGTGTTGTTACTTATTTATAGTGCGCTAACGGTTTACAATTGTCAAGAGAAAAACTAAAGAGAATCATGAAACGTGTACGAATGTTTTACCGTGATTCGTCTTTCTAGAATCATTTATTGTGCTTCCAGATTCATAGATGCGCAGAAAGTGTGTCAGTCCAGAATGCCAATTAAGGACGTTTTCAGATTTCGCGCGTCCCTTAACCTCTTTGACCATAACTTTTTGCATCTTTGCCGCTTGGAATCTGGATGGCGAACTTCCCGCGAGTAAAAGATAGGGTTGAGCAACTGGCGCATGTTGAGATTTCCGCCGCGACTAGGAAAAACGAAACTGTGTACAGAAACGATCTGCATGGCTTTCCTCACTCGTAGCGTGGCTGGATATTCAGGATAAAATCATCATTTTCTGTGCGCTTGAAATCTCTGCTAATGAACATTTCAATTCTCCTTAGAATCGTTTGCAGCGTGGTCTTTCCCGCACGCGCTAGGAATCACTTGGACGTGTCCTTTTCCGTTGCATACTGCGCATGGCCGGGTAAGGGTAACGGATTCGTGTTTTGTGGAGTAGGGGTGGGGAACAGTGCGCCGTCTCCACCCCGTTCCCTGACAGCTTTCACATCTCACAATTCACCTTCCTGATACGGCTTTCAGTAAGTTCTCTTGTGCATCCTTACGTGCTTTGATAGCGTCCTTGAGCGCGTCAAACTTGGTACTCTCGTAGGAATGATTCGCTTCAAGCGTGTTGACCATCTCAGCGGCAAGGTCAGCGACTAGGGCGGTTGTTCTATCAATGTGCTTTACGGCCGGAGCAATGTCGATGGTTTCAATTTCAGTTGATTGATTTGTGTGCCGATGTTGGCGTATGGATGCTCCAAGAGCCTCTATACCAGCAAAGTTTCCCATGGCGTCTAAGCCCTCTGCTGTGCGGTTACTCTCACGGCATCCTTGGAGGGAGTCGATCTCAGGTGTTGTATCAATGCCAGAATCACAACCCTCAAAGTCTGTGAAGATTCCGTCTGGACCATCGTATGATGGATTCATTTCAATCTCCAATCTGTTTTAGAATGCTTGTAGGTTTCGCTTCAACCTACCCACCAACCACAAAAGCTCCATATACGCGCCGTAGGCTACAGCGCGGGGAACAGGATGAGGACCGTTACCCTTCGGCGGTTTTAGGTCTTTCACAATCTGATGCCAGCCGGTTTGTTGGGTAAAACCGTATGTTTTCTCGTACCAATCGATTCTTTCCCAAAGCATTTTATTCGTGATTCTCATTCGATTCCTGCCCGTTTCTTTGCATCGGACAGCTTGACATCCAATGCAACCATATCTTCAAGGCTCGGACGCGCTATCTTCGCAGCCCTTACCTTCGCATCTTCCTCGTCATGCGCTCGGACCTCGATCATCTGAGCGTTGATCTGTTCAAACCAAACGTGGTAAGAGTTCATTCAATACCCGCTTTCTTCTTGGCATCCGATAAGGATGTTCCGTAGATCGTTCTGGTTTCGTGGTGCGGTGGAGGTTCGAGTCCCAATTCAATCATGTAGCGCGGGGGATTGGTTAAGACGTTAACGGTAAAAGCTCTTAACCCGTTATCCCTATGCGCGATAGGACTCGGATTGATTATCCCATAAAGTGCTTTCTCTGCTACCAGTCTTGCGGCTTCTTTTGCTTGTTCGGATACAATGCAGTGGGCATCTCCATAGTCTGCGAGGTCCACGGAAAACAGCCGTTTCCCCCCTGAGAGATAATCCACGCTCCGGTCATGCAATCATAACCACCAGTTTCGTCAAATTTCATAATCGGAGTAGGACTCGGATTCTTCTTCTCAGCTTGCCGTGCTCGGTTGCGTGCAATGGCGTCTGCTAGGCTCATGCTGTCACCGCCTTTGCTTTCCTCTTATGAGGCATAGTGACCTGATACATATTCGCCCAGCCGATAAAATCTGCCCAGTTCCGCGCCCACTTCTCTACCAGAATTGACTTTTGATCCTCAAGCCATTTGCGGCAATAGGCGGTAGAGTGTTCCATTCCGTTGACGATCTCAACGGGGCCGCTATTCGTCCATGCGTAACGCTTATTCATGCCGTCACCTTGTCAACACTGTAAAACCTTTTGTACGTCGCTTAATGCCGTGCCTGCGCTCTGCGGGATGGTTAAAGTGGTTCACATTCATCCGGGAAGAGGTTTACGTAGTTTCGGCGTTCGTCATCTTCCGGGAATTTCGCAATAGATTCCGGCAATAATTGATCGGTGCGAATCCATGCCGATTCGTCACGCATCAGCAAGCGGCGCACGGTTCCAGTGAATCCCGTCAGTGTTGGAATATCGGGCTTTGTTATGCGCACTCTTTGATTATTTCTGAATCGTTCCATCTTCAAATCCTCCGGTACTTTGTTTCCCATCCGTGCCAGTCTGAAGAGGTTCCGTGTACCCTACTCATCGGTAGGCAACCCGGTCTGCGATTCTTTGCTGGCCTTGCTTAGAACGTACTCCCGGCCCGGATGGGCTTGTGAAACTAAACTGATACCATACTGCGCTATTGTCTGTTCATTGTCAAGAGAAAAACATGAACGGGAAAGGATTATTTTCACCTACTCACTTCGTCTGCTTCTTGGTCTGAAGGGCTTTCCGTTAGGAGTAATCTGCCAAGAGTAAGGAATCGAGTCCACGAAATGCTTTGCCTCTGACGCGGCGACAATCGGCGTAGGAGCATACTTTTTGGCAAGCATCGCCGTTAATTCCTGATCCTCGCGCTCTTTGTTTTTCTGTTGGTTGTGTTTCACTTCCCTGCGTATGCCGTAACGCAAGGCGCATAGGACAACGGTTATTCCGATGATCCATTCCAATGTGTCGATCATGCTTCCTGTTCCTTTCCTAAAATGGTTTGGATGCGTTACTGTTGTACTTTCCACGCTTCGCTTACTCCGGCTTTCCATGCGGCCTCTAGAGCGTTTTTCACGTTCCATACCGCTACCTCGTAAAAGTCGAGAGAATCTGATTTCCTCACGTCAAGCGTTTTGATTCCAAGGTGGTCCCTTGCGATCTGCGCCATCAGGCCGTCCGATGGAGTTTGCACGTTTGGCTTATCTGCACCTTCACAGCCGTATTCCGCAGCGTAGCGTTCCACATTCAAAAGTAATTGATCTTTCGTGGGATACGATGCGCCAATACAGTGCATATTATCCTTATTGCCGTCCTGCGCGTCTGACAGGTCCACGAATCTCCAATCCCCCAGAGAGTTCATCGTGAAACCTATTTCAGTGAATCGAGTTTTGTACAATTTCCCGTCGATCATGCTTTTCTGTCCTTTCATTGTTAACTGTAGATGCTTGCTCCATGCTTGCCTATCGGCGCAAGGATACTAAAAACGTGGGAACGCACGGAAGCCCTTGCGGTATGCCTGTACAGCTTTCCTAGCCTGTTCATACAGCAAGAAAAAAGGGTAAAGCGCTAGGACTACAATGCTTGCTACGGCAATGGAAACAGCCAGCGCAATCGTTATATAAAGCGCTAGGACATAGCCTAGAAAATCCCAAAACATTTTCAGTGTCTCCCTTTCTAGCGGTCAAGCGGAACTGTTTCACCGAAGGGTGCTATCTGTTCGGTAGTCGAGAGCCAGAGAACGGGAAAGCTAGGCGCGGCGGCGGGAAAGTTCCCGTACAGATCGGTAATGCAAATTGCACATACCGCGCTTCCATCCTGTTCAATCGCGGTCAGAGCCGGTTCAAAGTCTGTTCCGCCGCCGCCTTGCGGTTTCCACGTCAAGGACTCGCCGCGCTCGAAGTGTTCTATGCTTGCAACTTCGGAGTCAAAGTAATATACGTTTACGGCGCTAGGGGCGCATTCGTCGATTACGCTTTCCACGATGGAGCGGGCATAGGAAAGGCTTGTTTCGTCTACGCTTCCAGAAGTGTCTACCATGATAGCTACTTCCCCAAGTGCCTTCGATTCCAGCGCGGGAAGGTAAAGCCCCTGTGCCAGATAACGGCTGTTAGGGCGAGACCATGAGTAATCGCCGTTCGATCTTTCAGAAAAGAACCTAAGCAACAACGAACGAATGTCGATTTTCGGCTTAAGCGCTTCCGCGATCTTCCGCGCCATGCTTCCCGGCATTTTACCGGCCATTTTCGCCATTTGCGCCGCGTGCGCGGTTTTCTGTTTCCATTCTTGCTCAGTCGGTGCGGGTTCGCCGTCTGCGTCTGGTCCTGTCGGCGCGTCCCGGACTTCCCCGAGTGGATCAGGCTTGCTCGGACCTTTCCCATTGCCATTAGAATCGTCCTGTTGTGCGCGTGCATAGTACCATTCTGCCGATCTTCCGGCTTCGCTAGGATACAAAACACCGTCTGGCAACGTGAAACCACTTTCACGTAATTCTGAATTGATAGCCATATCACAAGACGCATTCCAGCCTTGCGTGTTACGTCCTTCTCTTCGCCATGGGTGCCCCATGGCACAGTGCATAATCTCATGGGCCAATAGCGCTGTAAGCTGATCGTGCGTCAAGGACTCAACAAAGGCCGGATTATAGCCTAGTTCTCTGCCGTCTACCCATGCAGATTCGCAAGTATCATCGGCCCGCATATTCAGCGATAGGACAAGCGAACCAAAAAAAGGGAATTACGTACTTGACTCCCGTTTCGCTGATTCATCGGGCTTTACTTCCTTTGTGGATTTCTTCCGTTGGCGTGGTGGTTTTTGCTTCTCTGATGGTCGGTATGCGAGCACAATATCGGCCATCTTATCGAGCACTTTTGGAGTCTTCATTGGATGAGCCTCGCATAGGTCAAACGCTTGCCGTCAACCGCTTGAATGAAGCTATCGAGCCTGTCCAGCGTGTGCCGTTTCACGTCGCCATCGTTCAGGCGAAAAGTGAATTCGTCAACGTAGCGATGCAGATGTTTCGAGCTGGCGTGATGGTAGACGCCGTACATCCCGCGCTTCATAACCGCCCAAACACTCTCAATCGAGTTCGTGTTCACATTGCCTCGGCTGTACTCCCCGGCGCTGTGGTTCACGGTGTCGTGACCGAAAAAGAGACCACCTATTCCAGCGTAGCCGGTAGATTCATCGGTCATAAGTTGAGTGCCGACTTCGACGTTATTCAATACCGCACCCTGCAAGCACTCTTTATCGGTGTTCGGGACGGGATAAGCGATGGTCCGACCGCCGCGCTCCCTGAGTCCGACAACGGCAGTCTTGCCCACCGAACCGCGACCGGCGCGGAGTTTCTTGGACTCATGTTTATTGGCCTCTTTGCCACCGAAAAAGGCTTCGTCAGCTTCGACGATACCTTGCAGCTTTTCAAGTTCTCCACCGCACGCCTCACGGAGCCGATGAAGCATGAACCATGCCGATTTCTGTTGAACGCCGATCTCTTTGGCGATCTGCATCGAACTGATTCCCTTACGGGCGGTGACGAGCAGATACATGGCATAGAGCCACTTGTGGAGCGGGATGTGCGACCGCTCGAAGATGGTTCCCGTGCGGATGGTGAAATCAAGCTGGCACTTATTGCAGCGGTGAAAGCCAGCCTTGCGGGGCGTGATGCGATCCTGACCGGCGCAAGTTGGGCACGTAACACCTTTAGGCCAAAGACGACTCTCAAGGTAGACGCGGGCGGTTTCCTCGTCTGGGAACATCTGGAAAAGCTGGAACGTGCTGATGGTCGAACGGCTCACAGTTGTATCCACCCTTTCTCAATAAGTTCGGATGCGAGGCCGTCCGCGTTGCGAGTCATGACCGAAAGACGACCGCCTGAGTGTTCCATTGGAGCATCGTCGTATGCTGAGCAGCAGATAGCCTTATTCAAGTCCTGCTGCTTGGCGGGAGACTCGAAGATCGCCCGGCGCGGGTTGAGTCGGTTCACGAAGTACCGGAAGGTGTTGGGCTGCCGTGGAAGCTCCCCAATGGCCCGTAAGGTTTCGCGTTGCGCCTTGCGTTCCTCGCGGCGGCGCAGGTCAGAGGGTGAGCGGTGGCGATTTGAAAGACCCATCTTATTTCTCCTCAATCGCGGCAATAGCATTTTCAAGAGCCGCATAGCTGTTGAATGTCCAAACCTTGACGACGCCATTCCAGCGAGCGCCGTGAGCCTTGAGCGTGTCCTTGATGGCGAAGGTGTTACCGGCAACCGCGCATCCTTCGTTCCAGTCGTTTTTCATGACCGGGGCGATGAAGCCGAGCGTGAGGCCGAGAGCGGAAGCCTTTTCGATGGTGGAGGGGGTGAACTGAGTGGGCTGATCGAATTCCATGAACCATTGCATTTTTACCGTCTCCGGGAGGCTGATTGCCTCATGTATTTAAGGTACTTGATTCCCTCATTCTTGTCAAGCGAAAAGATGAAAGGAACTGTGGAAAACTTCTTCGACGGGAGTCAAGTACGTAATTCCCCAAAAAAAGGCTGGTCAAGTACTAACGCGGTTTTCGCGGCTGTGATTTTGCTCTGTGCGCTCACGGTGAAACCTTTCTGCGCTCTTGCCATGGCCGTTAGGCCACTGAGCGCCTTTCCTATATGGCCGGTATCTCTTCCGGCCAGCGGTTGATGAACTAGGCGAAAGCTCCGTAAGTGGCGGCCATAGCTTCCAGGATAGACTGCGCTTCAATAGCTACGCTTGCCCGCACGTCTGGATTATCGCGCAACAATTGCGGTTCAGACTGTGCAAGCAATTCAGTTTGACGGCGGAGGGTTTCGAGTTTCGGATCATCGGTCAAGTTTAGCCGGGTAAGAACATCGCACAGTTCGCGGGCATTTTCAATCAGGGAGTCCCTGAAAATCGCTTCCGGTTGTGAGAGTTTTCCTTGCATCTTGGAAACAACTTCAAATAGACGTTTCACCGCATCGCCTTGCGCGTCCTTGAATGCTTCCGATACGCGTTGCTCAGTTCTTGCGGCAATGCTTTCAATCTCTTCAGCGGCAAGGGTAACGCGAAAATCGGTTCCGGCAGGAACTGGCGAGTATTCCACGGAAAAGTCATACTTTCCGCGAATATCGGTAGGATAATCCGCATCGGAGTACATGCCGTTTAGTTTGGCGCGGGCATCTTCCCGGAGTTGAGGATAATCGGCGGCGAATTCAGCAAGCCGCCGATTGAATTCGTGCTGAGCATTGCGCACCATATCGGTATAGGCTTGAAAATTCTTGACGGGCAAGAGCCTCCAACCGTCATCTGACCATGCAAGCGTCTGCGAGTAATGGATTACTCTCAGATTCGCTATATAAGACGTGAGAGCCTTATAGCTTGCCGCGTCACCGGGCAATAGGCATTTGTTATAGCGGCCAGCTTCGATGGTTGTATTGTGAGCGGTTGCGGTCTCTTGAGAGACCTTGCGATCATACTTGCGGGCAGACCATGCACTAATGCGGAGCGATACCAGCATTGCGCGTGTGTGAAGATCGGAAGCTGTCATTTTCGTTTCCCCCATAGAACGATTACAGGTTAATTCTTTCGGATGTTGACTGTCAAGAATAAAATCACTCTTGACCTGAAATTAATTGGCCGATAGGACCAGCCGTCAAGCGAACGAAAGAATCGGTATACTGAATTTTTTCGTCGCGGCGGATAGCGTCACGCACTAGGAGTACAGCAAACTCGCCCTTGTCGGCTTCCACGGCCAGCCGAGTGGCAAAGGTGGCAATGCGGCTAAAATTCGTTTCGTTTGCCCGCGCTGCGAGTCCTACAGCGGTCGCGTACAGTTCCGATGGTTTGGTGGGAATCTGAGCGCCGGTAGGATTAAGAAGAATTGCGTCCAGGTTAACCAAACTCTTTGCCATAGAGCGGAAAGCCAGATATTCAAGGCTTGCACCCTCGCCTACAGCGCCAGCCATGGCAGAGGACTCTACAGGGGCGGAAAGGCCCAAGGACTCAAGTTTAGCAAGATGCGCCCAGGTGCGGGGGACGGGGGAATTGGTAAGATCGGCACTCGCCTGAAAATTGCAGAGCAATTCAGGCCGATACCGTAAAAAGGCTATCAGCGCAGGACTAACAGAATGTGCATACGCCCAGATGCACCAGTCATCGATAGTAGGCTCTAATTCGACAATGGCGGCAAAGCGGGATTTTACAGGTTCAAGGATACCGGCAACACCGGCCCTATCGGTACGGCGATTGGTTGCGGCGACAAAGGTTACAGTATCGGGCAAAGCGTGACCGTTTACCCGTCGCGCTAGGATTAATTGCATAAAACTTGCCTGTACGGCAGGAGTGGCCTGTCCCAGATCGTCAAGCAACCATACAGTAGGCTTTACCGCGTGAATGGCTTGAGCCAATTCTCCGAAGGGAAGGAAAGTTGCCTCTGTGCCGTTAGCTTTCGGCCATGGCAAGCCCTTTGCATCGGTAGGATCAGCAACGGCAGGATGTGAAATAAGCAATTCTGCTCCGGCCTGTTCAGTTGCCTGTGCGATTATGTCAGACTTTCCTACTCCGGGAGACCCTGTAATAAGCAGGGGCAAGCGGGCAGGAATCATTGCTGCGAGTAATTCTTGAAGCTGTTTCGGCGTAATACTCATGGGTAATCCTCTCTGTGAAACGGTTAAATGTGAAGCGCGTTAGGACGAAACCAGACGTTATCGTGTGGCAAATTGACGGAGTGGGCAAGGACGCCGTGAGAGTCTAGAATGACTCCGCTCAGTTGTGGACGGAGTTTAGTCAAAATCTCATGGACAGCAGAAGGAATATCCGTCTTTACCTTGACGTGATATTCTCCGATAGTCTGTGAGCCATCAAATACCAAAAGGCTAAGACGTTCCATGAGACGCGCCTCCCAGCGCTGTACTACAGGTTCAGCGTCTTTCCGCCATTGCAAAGCGTAATGCAGTATTCAGTCGCATCGTTCACGCCGATTGCAAGGGTAATCCGGTATGCGTTGAGGATGTGCTTGACCGCTGCAATCCTACGCTCAATACCTTTGATATGCACAGTATCGCGGATTTTACGCGCCGTGTGATAATCGCGCAAAGAGTCTTCGCTCATATAGTGAGAACCCGCAATAAACTCTCGAATCGTAGCAACCTTAGACTGAGCCATTACTTCACCCCTACTCTGTGCATCGGCGTTTTGTTTGCATCGGCCTGAAAGTATCCACGGTCTATCTGTGACTGCATGGCGAGAATGGCCGTTAGTTCATCCGTACAGGTCACTCCTCCGCCGCAACCGTCACCGCGATAGTGAGCGTCTACTACGTCTGTTCCGTTCGCAAGGTGAAAACAGGGGTTGAAGTACAGGTCAATCCAGTATTTGCCGCCGCGTGATTCCCAGCGTGCAATTAGTTTCGGTTCCGCCTGTTCCGGTACGGTCTGATAAGCGATTGACATTTTTTGTTTCCTCCCTCACATGATGTGTGCGGTTATGCTTCGAGTGCCGGACGATAAGATTCAAGCACCCAAACAAGCCGGGGAACCTCATCGTGTGATTCCATCCACGCGGCAACCTCTGGCCATTTTTGCTGAGAGGCTGTAGCAGGTCTATCGTCCGCCGCTTCATAGATGTGCGACTTTGCGGCCAACTCTGTGATTGCAAATCGTATATTGCAAGATTCCATGAAACCGGCGATAGCCTCAAGGCGATAACGCTTGTAATGGATTAGGCACGTACGCTGCGGACGTTCGCCAGTTGCAGAGAGCAGGATACCGTGATTCTTTCCGCCGCAAGAGCACTTGCAAACCTCTTCGCGGGCGTACCAGCAAGCCTCTGAGCACGTGTGAGTTGAAAGCAAGCTAAGCATTTTTGTTCCCTCCCTTATCAAAGCCCAAGATCGTCAAGAATACCCTGTACCATGCGTTCATTCATGCCGATCTCGGCCGCTATTTCATGCGATGTACGGCCAGCAAGCCAAAGCCTTTTGATTCTGCGCTCAGTCTGCGTCATAGTTTCTCCCTTTCGAAAATTACTTACAGGTACATATTGCGCCAAACGGTGAAACGCTGTCAAGCATAAAATGATGTGGACGTGAAAATAAATAGGCGCATAGGAATATCGGCACTATATATAAGGATAAAGGCCAGCGCAAGGGACCGCTGAAAGCCCGTAACGCGCTAGGACACATTAAAGACTCTTCTAAGGGAATAACCCCCTAAGGGTAGGGTAAGGCTCTCCGCCCCCGTAGGGGGTGGGAAGGATTCCCGCACGCGCATCATTATTTATTCCGCCCTCGATTGTTCGTTTATTCGACTGCCGGTATTTATTCACAGATCGTTTGCCTGATTATTCTCTGTTCGATTATCCCGCCCGCCTTTTATTCGATGTTTATTTGTACATGGCAACGGCATTTATTTATTGAGGGAGTGAAGCCTTTTTTCCTACCAGAGACATTTACCTGTCACCGGCCCCCAAACCTGGCGCATTATCGGCGTAAATAGGGTGCAGATCGGTAAATGGTCCATTTTCGGGCAGATTCCCGGTATTTGCGGGCATAGCTCGCCAGGTTGGGGGAGTATCGGCGCGGGGGTGCAATAGATTGATCGTTAATCCTACCCAATTGGTGATATTCGTCAGGAACATGTAATAATAGCCAGTATTTATGGGTTATGTTGGTAAGTTTGGACCCTTAGTTGCTTACGTCTGCTTACGTCTGCGGAGTTGTCCAAGTCGGTACCTCTATGGATGTCTACGACGCCTTTGGTTGTTCTAGGTATAGGCATATCAAAACAAAAAGCGCAGTATCTAAAAAATAAATATATAAAAATTTCTAGAGGAAAGCGCAATTTTTGAAATAATAGTTGCAATAATCTAGTTTATATGATAGTATAAATTTAAGTAATTATGGAGGTGGTAGATTATGGCGCAAAGAGATAAATTTCACAGTGAGTTCAAAAAAATACGTCCAAGCATTTTGATTAGGGACGAAAACAGATGTGCAAAGTGTGGATCGGATTTGTCTTTAGAGGTTCATCATATTGACGGGTACGATAATAATTCTTCTGAGTGTTTGGTGACGCTTTGCTATTTGTGTCACGCGGTAGCACCGATGGGGAAAGACTTATTCTCGCAGTGGCTTCTTTTAGGGAGAAGCGGCATTGAGGAAGTTCAAACCGAAATAAAAGGGAAGAAAATACCGAGGATGACAAAGGCGCAGATCGTAGAATTCTGCCGCGTTCTTTTGAAGTTCAATATTGATCTTGCCAAGGAAAGGATGAAGGCTGCGAGAGACAGGATGCGTGGGAATGGTACGTATAAAGAGGGAAGAAAGCCTTATGGTGAGAAACCAGGGGAGGCTGCGGTCTTGGAGCGGATGCTTAAAATGAGGGAAATCGGAAAACATTATTATCAAATTGCAGATGAATTAAACGCTGAAGGAATTCCATGCCGCAGGAGCGATGCGGGGAAGATATGGAGTGGTAATACCATCCAGAAAATACTGGCGCGAAAAAGCGCAGAAAAGGCTTGACAATGTTGGTATGGTATGCGAGTATGTAAATCGAAAGGGAGAGCGCAGGAAAATGAAAATGAGGCCACAGTTTAATTTGCGAATGAGGGATACGGATCAGTTTTCGGATGTAGCGTGTCTGGCGGATCAGGAGGGAATATCTTCGAATGAGTGGATATTGCGCCAGATGGAGAAGCATCCGGTGTTGTTGGGTGCGAGATTGACGGAAAAGATGGAAAAGTCTGGTGTGAACGCGGCAGGCGCAGAAGTGGCATCGGCCAAAAAAATTCCGAACAAGCGCCCGCCGTCCACGTATAAAAAGGTGTGCGCCCCCGAAAATCCGATAGAGACTGATGCGGTAGGGACGCAGGGGTGCAAGGTGACGGTGAGTAGGACAATGAGTTGCGCCCCCGAAAATTCGAAGGATAATAAATGAAACCATATTATGAGCACGCTGGAATCACCATCTCCCACGGCGATTGCCGTGAGATTCTTCCGACCCTACCCAAGTTGGACCTGCTGCTGACTGACCCCCCGTATGGGATTCTTGCCGAGAGCGGATCTGCAGCAACCCGCCGAAGTGAGCGAATAGAAAGAAATGAGCAATAAAGTTCTGTACACGATTCAATGCAAGAAGCAGGACGGCAAGCGGTGGCTGTCAGCGCGCTTTTGGCTACCGGATCAGAAGCCAACACATTCTTGGGCTGTAGCGCAGAAAGCCATGGATGAAGCGTACAGTCAATTTCCTAATGCTAAGTATCGAATCAGGGAGGCAAAGAGATGAGAGGAACTGTTTTTGAATACGACGGCATGAGGTTTAAAGCGCAGGATGATGAAATCTGTTCATTGCTTTCCGACGCCGCGATTTTAGAGAAGATTGGATCTTGCAATCTTAAAACAGCGATTCGTGTTGCGCTCGAATGTCAGAGAATTACTTTGGCTGACCTTCCTGTGCCGGTGGGGTGCGTGTAATGATTAGGGCGAGGATAGCTTTGTTCCTAATGGGGCGTAGGAATCGTCAGATATTGGACGATATGACCAGCGTGGTGTGCGGAACGAAGAAAAACTACGAACTAAAAGTTGATGGGCCATTGATCGATCTTTTGATTAGGAGATGGCTCCACAATGAGGATGTACGATGACCGACCGCCCAATGTCGAAACGAATGCAGGACGTTCTAGCAACCATAGCAGACGCCAAGAGCGGAGAAATAAGAGGATGGTCCATTGCAACATGGCTGCTACAGCGTCAGCATCCTGAAGGCATAAGGGAATCGCTGAGGGCGCTTGTCAACAGGGGGTTGATCGCGATGCGCCCGATGGACGATACGAGAGACGAATGGCAAAAGGCATTTCCTGACCGCCTCAAGGCGATGTACTCGATTGCCAAACAGGACGGTCCTGAAGTTCAAGTAGGATAAAAATGAGCAGTGAAAGGGGAATGATGATGAGCGGATTGAAAAGATTATTTCGGAGAACAGATTGGAAACACTTCTTTGACAAAAACGGTGTTGGGGAAATTGTATGGCTAAAAGAAAGAGGATGGTTAGAACATCCAAACTGTTTTAGCACTAGCGTTTTCTATGTTAGTGGAAAAATTAAAGGTGGATTTCGAGGAGAAGGGTTTTTCACTGTACGGTCTGTGGATTACGAAGACAATCAAGATGCAAGAAATTTTTTATCCGAGGAGGCTGTTTCACGCCTTAAATCCTATGCGCTTCCTAATTGTCGATGCCGAATGGGACTCCATTGGAAGTGCGGAATTCACCACAACTGGATAGGATAAAGCGATTCGGATGAGGAAGGAGGATGCGCGATGAAAACAAGGAATTGTGATTGGTGCGAAGCTGATTTGGGACCGGGTGGGGAGCACGACACGCGGGAGCCTGAAGCGTGCTCAGAACGGGAGTGTCAGCGAGAAGTAAGGAACCTTTACCGCGAGATGCAAGAGGAACGTGAAGATCGGGCGCGGGAAGACAATTACGAACGGTACTAGGGGTGAGGAATGGGAGCGGGGAGAACAATAAAGATCAAGTGCGCGTGGTGCTGCAAGAGCTTTCCTAAAGCTGTTGGAGCATATAATCGCGCCATGAAAATAAAATCCCCTTTGTATTGCAGCCAGAAGTGCTCTGGCCTAGCACGCCGAAAAAATAAATCGGTTAAGGAAAAGAAGAGGCTTAAGGCAGATTATGATAGGAATAGACGAACAGAAAAATCCGATGAGTTGAAGGCTAAAAAGAAGGCAGCGTATGCAATCTGGGGTCCGATTCATCGGGAAGAGGAACGTCAAAAGCGCAAGGAGGGGATGCCAAAGCATGTGGAGTATTGCCGCCAACCTGAATACAAGAAAAAGAAGAAAGATTATGATCGGAAAGTTCGGGTTGCGGAGTACGGCGAGTTTGCAGAATCTTATGAGCTTTTAGAGGAATTGGTGAAAGAAATCAAGCGCCAGATGCCAGACCGATTCGAGCGTTATGCTCAGTCTGGAAGACAACAATGGAACCCAGTTAACCAACAAAGGAGAAGGAATGCAAGGACAAATGGGATTGACAGCAAATAGCCTCAGAGAAGCATTGTGGGCAACACTTAACCAAGTCAAGGCAAAGAAGATGCTGCCAGGACATGCAGACGCTATTGCAGCGCAGGCAAGGGAAATCCTTCGCACGGTAAAAGTTCAGCTTCAGATTAGCGGACAAACGGCTCGTCCTGTGCCAGTTGAGGTCGTGGAATTCTCAGAAGGTAAGAATAAGAGGGCGATCAAGAAGTGATCGACTTCCGCACAAGGTTCCGCGATTTTGATAATCCCCTCCATCCCTTCCAAAAGTGGTGGAGGGAGCATGGACAGTTCATGTTCTCTGGCGGCGGTAGGAATCAAATGATGTGGGCTGCTCGTGGATGGATAGCGAGAGAGCAGATGAGTGATGGGGTAGAGGTAACGGGGGAGTCGATGAACGAGAAGCGTCCGCATCGGAAATGGGGAGAGAAATGAAAGATTGGGCTGTCAGAGATTTGCCTAAGCCATCGGCATTTATTCAATGGAAGGGTACTGATGTCTGCATGGACTGTTATTGTTTATGTGGGAAAAGTTTTCATATTGATGCCGGATTTGCTTATGCTGTGACGTGTCCTCACTGTAATCGTAGATATGAAATGTCTGCGGTTATTGAAATGCGCGAGATTCATGATGACGAAGTATGGGATGGGTGTATTATTGAAGCGGAGGATGCTAAGTGAACGAAGTCGAATGGAGAATCAGTCCGCAGGTATTCAGTGATTTGCACAGCATTATATCCAAACATGGAATGGGTATTCCTCAACTTGACGATGACATGCGCAAGGAACTGTTTGGAGATCGTCTTATTGGTCCTGACGCTGCGGCAATGGAGATTGTTGAAAAATATGGATTGCGCGTAGGAATATCGTTAAGGATTGTAGTAGACTATAAGTTAGATGGGTACGAGAAACCCAAGTACGAGTACGGGGATAACTGAGGGGAGAAGATAAGGTAGTGAAACTCGTATTCCTTGAAGTCCACGGCGTTCTCATGATGCCTATTTGTGAGAACGTAGCAAGACTCCTGCAAGAACCTGTGAAGGCGTTTAAGCCTGCCGTAGATGCTTTGAACTTTATCACTAGAACCACGGGAGCGAAGATTGTTATCACGAGCGCATGGAGGAATGCGGGAATATGGGTATTGGAGGAAAAGTTCAAGGAGTGGGGAGTAGAGGGGAAGATTATTGACGGTACTCCTATCGGTTTAGGAAAATCGGACGAAATCAATAAGTATTTGGTGTGGGCTATAGAACCTGAATCCTACGTGGTAATTGATTGTGAGAACATCGAGGATACTAACTATGCTGATTTATCAAAACATCTGGTGATAACCAACCCTAAAGAGGGTGGATTAACTGAGAATTTGGCGCAAAGGTCGGTAGAGATTCTTAACAAGATGAGAGAAAAGGAGAAGTAATGTACACAAACATTGAGTTGGAAGTTTCTCGCGGTACGCAGGTAGGCGGATCAGCACAAAAAGGTAAATACTCTGTAATATACGGAGGAAATGAAACCGTATTAACGATAACTGGTCCGTACAAAACGCTGCGCAAGTTGTTGGTGGAGTCAATAGAAGTGATTGACGAAATGCACGAATCGCAAAAGGAAATGAATAAGTAACGGAGGGGTAGAAGATGGCTGATAAGGTTGTAGTACCGGATGAAATGAGGATCGCGGCAGGAATGGCGAGCACTGGATATGATCCTGACGGGTATTTTTTGTACAATTCACTTGAAGGTGCTCTTAACTGGTTGGATGAAAAGATAAAGGGTTTGAAAAGGGGAGATACGTATCTTGGGCGTAGGTTATACAACAATGCGATTGAAGATGTTCGCCGGATGTACCTTGCGCCTGATTCGGAAGTTGGGACTGCTGCTAAGAATGTAATCCAAAGCATGATGGGATGCACATTTACCCCCACAGAAGCCAATGAAATAGTAAAACATTTGGGCTATGCTTCTCACGGATGGATTCCTTCCTGCCCCCCTAAAGAAGAATCTACTGAGCCAGAAGTTCCAGAGGCAATCAAGGGCCTGATTGAATTTGCAATCGGGAAGAAAACAATTCCGCCTCCGTATTATGCTGATGCCGTTATCGAAGCCTTCCGTCGCGGACAGAAATCGGTAATCAAATGACCGAACACACAGCACTTGAGAAACGGGTTAAATCGAAAGTAAAAAGACTAAGCAACATGACAGAACACAAGGTTCCAACACTGTCAAAGCAATGTACTCGCGGTCAAGTGATAAATGGATGCTCTAACTGCTTCAAGAAGGATTGTCCGTGCGACTGCCATAGACGCGTAGGACCGGAAAGGAACTAAAGGGATGAGTTGTAGGGGAGATAGGCGAGAGGAAAAGAATAGGTTTTACGATAGGGTAGACGAGATACTTGATTTTGGCAAGTACCGTCGTTCTCTTATGGCGCTAAAATGGACTATGTGGGAGCTTCAGCGGTTGGTTAGTGCGGAGCAAGGGGAGGAATGATGGGGAACGAATATAATCCGACAGAGGAATCATTTTTGAATGATGTGTCAAAACACTCGATGGAAATCCTTCTTGATAATGGCGTTTATCGCCATCTACGTTTTACGAATAACGGTTCTAACGTGATGAGATTCGACATTGTGACTTATCCTGGCCATCTTGTCTACTCTGGCGATATGGGAAGTTTTGTATTTTCTCGTCTGAATGATATGTTTGAGTTCTTCAGAACGGGCAATCGAGTAGATGGAAAACTAAGCATAAATCCTGGATACTGGAGCGAGAAACTGGAGGCTGTTGATCGATGTGACTCTACGCAAGGAAATGGATTCAAGGAGTATTCTTCGGATAAATTCAAGAACAAAGTCAACGAACATGTTGACGAATGGATCAAAGAATACGCTGAAGAATTCAACTCTGATTTTGAAGATAGTTTGCGACATTGGTTGGAACGCTCTGAAGAGGCTAAGAAACAGGGCGTATGCCACACGAACAAGGAATGCAAACTGATGTATTCAGAGATTCCCCAAGAGCGGAAGGACGCGGCGGTAAAAGCGTTTAGGGAGAGCGACTATGCTCCGTCTTTTCCAGAGATCAGAACTGCAATAGCCAATGATCCTGAAGGATGGAACATCCCTTATCATAGTTTTTGGGGTATGGGAGTAAGGAATTTCTTCCGAGGAAAGGGATTTGGAGAAGATTACTTCGGAATTGACAATTTGGATTGCATTTACGTCCAATTAGTAGAGGATGCCGTTAAAGCATAGGGTTTGAAAGGTAAAAATGAGTAAATCTGTCAATAAAGTGTTTTTGCTAGGAAATGTGGGAAAGAATCCTGAGATTCGTACTTCACCTTCAGGAACAGTGGTAGCGAACTTCAGCATAGCGGTATCGGATAGGGAGAAGGACTCGTCTGGAAACTGGACAGACAAGACAACGTGGATAGATTGCGTCTGCTTTAAGAAGACAGCGGAGATCGTGCAGAGTTACGTCACAAAGGGAAGCAAGATATTTGTTGAGGGCAAGATTACAAACCGTTCGTGGGACGATAAGAAGACAGGGGAGAAGCGCTACAAGTCGGAAATTATTGTCAACGACATAACGCTTCTATCAGGCAAGGAAGAGTCTGGTGGGCGTCAGGAAGAGAGCGCTCCTTCTCCAGTGAAGCGTGCGACGTTTCAAGAAGTGCTAGACGATCCTAACGAGATACCTTTTTAGGAGAGAAACGATGTCTAAGAAGAAATACAATCACGCTGAAGCGTTCTGTGTGATGACCTACCAATCCGATGACGGAACAATCACAGAGCAGTTGTGGAACAGTCGAGACGGTGTGACTCCGTTCATGATTATGTCGAGGAATGGAGGTAGAGAACTCCGTCATATCGATTGGGGTAAGGATTATCCTCAGCCTAATTACAAACCTCTTCCGGGAAAGAGAATATTCGTTGACGCAACCAGAGAACTCGTCACTCCAAAAATGAATGAATATGTGGAGAAGATATTCACAGAGCACGACGGAGGGTACTGGAAGACGCGAGAGGAAGCGTTTGAGGCGTTGCTTCCTGGGTGGCTGCGTAACGGAGAAGAACCTTGGATTATAGTAGTTGGGGTGGAATAACAGATGAAAAGGGAGGAATAAATGTCAACACCGAGATTGCAGTTGCTTCACAGTGAAATTGGCCAGAAACTAGGAAATATAGCGGATTTGTTGCCGTCAGAGTACAAACTTACCTTAATTGCAAGGAATCCAGACAACGACCAAGCGCATATCGTTATGGGAGACGACGTGGATACGGAAGCTATAGTGTACGTGCTTCAGCATCCTGAACTGACGCCAATTGAAACGAAGTGAAGGGGAGAGTGTAATGTCATATCCAAATCCACCGTACATATCCGGCGAAGAGGCTGAGAGTGTTGTGTTAGAGAAACTGCAACTAGCTTTTTGGAACACGATGCCAGCGATAGGAGAGAATGCGGAAGTAGACATTCGCCAACTGAGCGATTCTTTTGATAGGGTACTACTGTCTGTAAGAAGTTGGATTCTTGATGGTCATAAGGTAGACAGGTTGGAATCGGAGTCATTTGATTTTCCTGCAACGCCTTGGGATTTTTGGAAACAAGAATATGCGCCGAAATGGTTTTTGGATCGTTGGCCAGTCAAGTACAAAACGACTGTAGTGACAAAGGCTATCCATAAGCACTATGTATGCCCCCACATTAACACTCCAAAGAATGATAATAGGATTCAGCACATTGAGTGGATGTACAAGAATAGTGGGCAGGACAAATGACGACAAAATGGGACGAGTACATAAAAACTGAAGGGTGGAAGGACTTCTACATCATCGAGGCATATCAATACATTCCAGATGAGGTAGATAGGGACGTAGCGATCATGAAGATCGAGGCGTCACAGACAGCGGAAGAAGCAAAAGATGTAATCGCTAAGGCGAGAGAGGGGAAACATGAGTTTTAAGGACGAATGCAAGAGAATGGGAATCAAGACTACACCGCAACAGCGTCGTGCAGCTTTGTTCCTTGAGAACTGTGGATACATATTCTGCGCAGACTTTGGATGGGGAAATGCGGAAGAAGTTGCACGAAGAGACTTTGGATTTCGCGTTGCCGATCCCGACATAAAGACATTGAATGGAAAGGTAATTCGTCTCCTACGCGATCACCAATACTGGACTCCATGGGATTTGTGCGACAACATTTTGGCAAAGTACGCAATTTTGGTTAGCGATGCGAGCGTCACCAGTAGAATACGCGATCTACGCAAGCCAAGATTTGGTGCTCACATCATTGATAAGCGTAGGATTGTAGATTCAAACGCCTACGAATATCGTCTCAGAAAATAGTTGACAAACTGCGCCGAAGAGCATAATTTCTATGCAAGGGAGAAGACTTGGAACCAGAAACCTCAAACGTAATTATGCAGTCAATCAACCTAGTTGAGTTGATGCGCGAGGCAAAATCACCAGACATTCCAGACGGGATAATCTACGAGGACGAGCAAATTCGCGTGGACAAGAAGGATGGGAAAGTGCCTATGACTGGTAAGCCGATCAAAAATCCATTCATCTATAGATTGGCAAAGGAAAAAGGATGGGCTGATAAGGCGTTAGAGGAAATTAAGTGAAACCAAATAATTTGGGGGTGAAATTGTGAGCAACAGCATCTCATTCAAGACGAACAAGCGCGGTGGCGTTTCCATGTCGGCGTCAGGACTAGGAGCAAGGTCATTGTTTAACGCTTTGGTCCCTTCCGATAAGAAGATTCTACGGGATGGAGAACCGTGTGGACATCATGGTTGTTTGAAGCATATCAGCCATCCATGTGAGGGGTGCGGCAGGATAGTCGGTAGGAAAGTGGGAGAGAAAATATGAAGGCGTTAGGACAAGACATATTCGACTTCTATTCAGAGGATGGAAGCTGGCCAAAAGGATTCTACTATGATCCACCGACAGATGAACCTTCCTCGGAGATTACGAACGACGACGGAACTATCGCTCTTGATCCGAATGAGAAATACGATCTTGGCCTATTTGAATACGTTTGTTCTGAGGAAGATGACGATACTGTGTCGGTTCCTTCATTTGCCAAGATGTTTCGAAAATGGAAAGATGCACGGACTTACATGACGGTGACATTGCGAATTCCTAAAGATCAAACCGATAAGGTTCTTGAGATGTTGACAAGTGCAGGATGCAAGGTATCGAAATGAGTAAATTGAGGGAAAAAATGGGAAACGCTAAGGAAGAAAAGATTGTAATGTTTGATAGTCCCGAAGCAGCACGTCGGGTTGAGCAGTGGGGATGGAAGTCGAGAGACGGTATTTTCTACCCTGGTGATAACGCAAGCAGTGAGCATGGAGCGCGGTGGTCTGGTTGCACGCATCAGACGTGTGAATGCGGAAAACCTTACGAGAAGGGGCAAGTACGCTGCCGTTCCTGCCAAGCGAAGAAGGACTCTGAGGAGTATTACGCGCTTCCGATGGCCAAATGGGACGGTGAAACGCCAACCTGTGACGATGACCGAGACAAGTATTTTTGGGATAAAGCGCAGTTGCTTGACGAAATGTATTGGCAGTTGGAGGAAGCACAGAAGCGCGGTGAGGAACCGGAGATGCACGTTGTTGTCTGCGAACCCCACTATCTGCATGAAATTGACGGAAGTGAATGGGATGACGATCTTCCAGATAACGGAGACTATGACGGACTTCCTCATGATGTAGGAGAGGCGATAGATGCTCTCAATAAGGTTATCAAGGAGCAAGGACCGTCGTGCTGGTATCCTGGTAAGGAGAGGGTTGATATGGACGCTCTGTGGGCTGAATTGAAGGAGGGGTTGGCAAAGGAAAAAGAGGAATCCAGTGAAATCCAAGCCTAAACTTTGGACCAACTCCGATCTGCGCAAGGAGTTCGATAGGCTCAAGAAACTATATTTTGATGAAACGATGCCGAACCCAAGGACCATTCGATTTGAGCCGATAGACGGGTTAGGTCGCACGTTCAGGTATAGAAATCCGGGAGCGCGTAGGAGCAAAGACGATGATTTCGGAATTCAAATCAGTAGAAAGTTGAGGTATTCACGACGTTTGTGGCTAGGGACGCTGGTTCACGAAATGGTTCATCTGGAACAGCGAAACAAGTATAGTTGCGGAATCAGGGGCAAGCGGTTTAACGGAAGGATGCGCCAGTTGGCACTGACAGGATGTTTTGATGGCATCTGGTAAATTGGAGGATTGAGATGAACGCGAAAGAACTAGCAGAGAATCTGACAGGAATAGAGTATCCATGCGATATTCCTACCGAGTTGACGAAGGAGGCAAAGGCGTCAGGACTGGTAATCGTATACGGTGGTTCTGACGATTTGATGGAGTTTGAGGGAGCAATTCACGATGAGGTAGGTGCGTATGGTGGAACCACGGTAAAGGTGTACTCTAGTGGTCTGTTGCCTGATTTTGAACAAATCTCGGATGACAAGGACAAAGACCTGCTTCGAGAGTATTTTCTGCACGAAAACGACGCTAAAGAGATTGAAGCGTTGTGGTGCAATGAAGGCGATTATTCGTGGACATATAAGACGGATATTCCTCACAGCACGTTTGAAATTGTTGAGGATGGGGAGCCTTACTGCCGGGGAATTGTGTTTGCATTGAAAGATTGCGCATAAAAATAGCGCAGAAAACACTTGACACGGCGCAGGAAAAGTTTATTATGGAGGATAAATGAGTACCCCACTAATGCGAAGCATCGAATCCGAGGACAGATTTAGAGAAAAAGCGGCTTCCCACGTTCCTCCAATTCCTATGGGGGCGATAGACATGTACATACAGTTGTTGGAATCGGAGCGGCGCAAGACCTTTGCGGCGGCGGTGTCTATCTACGCAGGAGTGATGCTGCAAACTATGGACAGGAAAGAGGATATTGAAAATGACAAAAAGTAAACCTACGGAAGATGAACTAGAGGAACGAATTGCACGCGCACAGGAGTGGGGGCAATTTCGCCAAGAATTTGGGTTTACGCAGAAATCGCTAGCTGATACACTCAAAAGTATCGATACGGACAAGACGGGAAAGCTGCCAGGAGTGAGCCGCCGAACAATCCAAATGATCGAGGCTGGTCTTATCAAGCCCCACGCGCACACTTTGGCGTTGTTTGAAGAGTTGAAACGTAGGCATGAGAGAAATAAGGATCGGTAGAGGAAGGTAATAATTGGGGGGGGCTATGAGTGATAATAAATACGTAGTACCGGAAGGGATGTTGAAGGCTACTTTGGGGCCACTTGCTGATTTGCAGATGGGATCAGTCCTACAAAAGAATCTTGAAGTTTATCTCCAACGTGCTATCTGCTGGCAGGATGGAGAACTGGCAAAGATGCAGGCGGCGGTCACGCTTGGTTACAAAGGGGCAGTAATATTTTCGGCTATTGAGGACGTTCGCTGCATGTACCTTGCTCCTGAACCGGAAGTTCCAGAGGAGATAAGGAGTCTTCAACGTATCCGTCTTGACTGGGTTAAAGACCAAGACGATCTTAATCGATTGGTAACTGAATTAAATGTTGAATCTTTCCGGCGTGGACAGAAATCAACCAAGTAACTAACAAAATAAAAGGAGATGTAAATGTCTGGAAATACAGTGGTTACAGGTTTGAGTGGGACGGAAGTTATCGAAGACTTTCTGAATCACTTGCGCACTCAACTTAGGCGTGATTGCAATTTGCGCGATTCGGACTCGTATACACGAGGATACAGCGCTACTGCAAGCTACAAACTGAAGCTGTACGGAGTTGATGTGACTGAAGTTGAATCCGAAGTCGCGGTAGGACTCGATAACCCTGCTGAGACGGAAAAGGTTGAGGTTGAGGATGTAGTCGAAATTCCTCAAGAGTTGGAACTGAACGCGGTTCGTGAGCGGTCAGGACAAGAAGAGCCGGTCATGACGATTGACACGGAAGGTCGTCCATCGATCAAGAAAAGAAAGTATCAGCGTCGGATCGTTGCAGAGGCTCCTCCAGAGGGGTTGAGCGGCGGTGCTGTGGAAATAGACGAGTAAGATTGTTCTCCGGGGAGAACATCAACTTCCTGCCGCTCCTAAGTAAAGGTGGACGCCAAACTCAGGGCAACGCCAATGAGTCCGATGTGACACTTGGCAAGCGGCAGAACATAACAATTGAGGGGAGAAGAAAATGCCGAAGTATGAAGTGAAGTTTGAAGATGCAACAGTGGAAACGGTTGAGGCTGAGACGATTGGTCAGTTTGGAAACTTTGTTGCCTTTTCTAATGGGAAAGACGCAGATACTCAAGTGCTTGCGTTGTATCCTATTTCGGATGTAAAATCCGTCAAGAAGGTAGTTGAAGCTCCGGTTGAGGTGGCTACCAAGAAGCTGCGCAAGAAGCGTAATCTGACAGACGAGGCTCGTAAGGCTATTTCGGACGCTCAGAAGGCGCGTTGGGCGGCAAAGAAGGCCGTAGCAGAAGCACAAACGGTTTAGGTTCTCCCACAAGGAGAAGGCGCGGTGTCGGCCTAGCACGCTGCAATGTTCCTAGTGAACGCACCTGCAAATAGACAACAGACTACATTGGCGATAGTCTGCCGCGCCTTAAAGATTGGAGAAGAGATGAAAAACGAATTAACAGATGAAGAGAAAAAGAAGGAATGCGAACGCATCTGCGGTGATTCGGGTAAGCGTGGCATTCATCGTACCGCTCCCGTTCTATGCCCAGTTCAGGAGGCGTTGTGGAAGAATCCGAAAAAACCACCAATGTATTAGACGAACCTCTTGATCGCAAGGACGCGATTTTACGTTTGGCAGAGGCGTTTGAACGTATCGCTGTGGCATTGGAAGGCTTAGATGGAGCAGGAAGAACAGCAGTCACTAAACTCTGGCCAGAACCAGCAGGACAAAGGGAAGTCATCGTCTCCAAGGTCGAAACGGAAGAAGAGCGTGTCTCAAGAGAGCAAGGTAAAGCAATTCCCAAATCAGGACTCAGTGACTGGCTTGCCGAAGATTTTGGGGGAGAGTCAGAACTCGTTGGAGAACGAGAAAGAGAATTCCTCAAGCGTCAAAGAGAAGGACTTGACGCAAAGCGCTCTACCAGTTCCCAAGGCGCTAAAGGCAGTGGACCGGCAGAGGGAAGCTCTGAAGAGACTTCAGGTGAAGGCGGAGGACTTGGAGAAGGCTCCCAAGATAACCAACCTACTAAAGAAGGCTAAAGGCGGATTAAAGGCAACACTAGCTGCTATGCGCTTCGTTCAAGGAGACGAGGTGGTAGCAGCTTTTTTGTCTAAATACGACTCAATTCCTAAAGGTGACAGGGATCACTTGCCTTGGGAGGCGATAGGATTATCGGCGGAATTGGATTTGAGAGCGTTGTTAGGCTCTGCTGCACTTGCGATTACAAACTATTGTGGAAACGAGTCTAGGATTATAGCAGTAACCAACCATCCTTCAATCACAAGAGCTAGAGTAAGGTTTGGAAAGACGCTGGTAGGGGCAGAGAAGGACAGGACGGCACTGGACATGATGGTAGGTGCGTTACCGTCACCGAAGGGTCCGACGTTCATTGGCAAGGCTATATTCGGATCAGGAAGCGCACAGAGTACGCCTAGTACGAGCAGCGATTCAGACGATGGAGAGCCAACAGAGATGTTTGGCGCAGAGGATGATTTGGATAGGCTGTTTCCTCCTGCAAACGCAATGCAAGAAAAACTGATTGGAATTAGGCAGAAACTGCTAACGGCAGATAATGGCGAATAATATACGAAACATGTGCTATACTAGGGCTGTCGAGTGTAGAAGCACCCGGCTCACGCCTAATCGTCAAGGAGGACGACCATGACAGCCCCTAAAGAAAGTTTAGCACCATTAACGCAGGAACAAGAAAACATATTTTGGTCGAAGGTAGACAAGAATGGACCTGTTGTTCGCGAGGGGTTGACGCCGTGCTGGGTATGGAAAGAGGGAAAAGCAAATACCGGATATGGTCAATTCACGATAAACCATGTAACGTATTTGGCGCATAGAATGGCTGTTTTTATTGCAAGAGGAACAGATGTGCATGATGGAGAGGCGTGTCATGCTTGCGACAATCGACCGTGTGTGAATCCTGACCATATAGTAATTGCAGATCGAACGTACAATATGAGAGATGCGCTCAGTAGAGGTAGAGCTAGGCATATGGTTATGCGAGGAGTGGAACACCCTAGAGCTAGATTGACAGACGAAATTGTAGCGTCGATTCGAGAAGACGTTAAAAACGGAATCAAAATGAGATTATTGGCTGAAAAATGGAAGGTTTCTAAATGCACAATTAAGGACATAGTGCATTATCGAACTTGGAAAAATCCCTCATCTGTGAGTGTGGAAGTATGTATTCCCAAAAAATAATAAATGCTCGATGTGACGAATTTACCAGACAAAATGGGTGGGAGCCTATTAGGCACTCGTATGAGCAGGTGAAAGAGTTCTCAGCGTACATAGAGACATTAGTAAAAAAAGAGAGCAATTCAAAAAACACATATCTTACTATTTCCAAGCCTATAACAGCAAGGAGGGGAAATGAAATTAAGCATTGGATTGAAAATGAGCAGGTATTGTGTGCATTAGACAGCAGTTACTGGGAACAGAATTATGCTTTTGTATGTGACGAGAAAGGACAAATTTATAAGTTTAGTCCAAGATTGTCACAGAGGATTTATGATTCCGTTATTTCAGACTTCGACGAAAAGCAAGTATCTATAGAGTTGCTAATTTTGAAAGGAAGACAATTAGGAATAACTACTCAAACAGCATTAAAGTTCATCCATCGTATCATGTTTGTACCCCACACTCAGGCGATTATGGCATCCGTCAAGGCAAGCGCATCGGAACTGATTGAACGCATCCTTGACACAGCGTACAACCGCTGCCCGTGGTGGCTAGTTCCTAGAAAACTTCCTAAGAGAGCGTTTGATAACGGATCAATCCTTTCTATTCAGTCTGGTATGCAGGCTACAGGTCTAGCGCAAGGTTGGACCCCGACAAGCGTGCATCTGTCTGAACTTGCAGATGTTCCAGACCCTAAGAGGACTATCGAAGAGGGCCTATTTAGAGCTACACACTCATCAAAAAATCTGTTCATGGTTTTGGAAGGAACTGGCGGCGGAAATACCGGCTGGCTTGCCGAGACGTGGCGTGCGTCAAAGGCTGATTGGCCGAGAGGGCGATCTAGGCTCTGCCCTGTGTTTATTCCGTGGCCAATGTGCCCAGAGATTTATCCAGAGACGGATTGGATTCGTAAATTCCCCGTAGAGGGGGGTTGGAAGCCTGCTGAAATGACGCGGAAGCACATTATGCGTTGTGAATCATATATTCGCAATACACCATACCTTGCTAAAGTTGCTGGAAAAGATTGGAGTATGCCAATCGAACAACAGTGGTTTTGGGAATTCAATTATCAATCCGCTTGCAAAAACCATACACAGAAGACGTGGGCTGCTCAAATGCCCGCCGATGACTTTGAGAGTTTGACGGGACTAAATGATGCGGTATTTGGTATAGAAACTACAAATATGATCGACAATGACATATACACAGTCATTGGGTCAAACGATATAGGAGAGGATACAAAAGTACGCAAAGCTCCACTTCTAGCCTACGGAATCACAGGTCATTCGATACAAGAGAAGTTTAATCCTGACCCGTCTACAATTGATTGGGATAGGGAAGCGATACGAATTACGTGGGTATCGAATAGAGATGAGCGGTACGACTGGGAAATGATTCCTCTCCTACCCGTCAATGAGGATGTAGAAGCGGAGACGATGGATAAGCTCCTAGTGTATGAGGAGCCTAAGGAGGGGGAAGAATACTCGTGCGGAATCGATACAGCGCACGGTCTAGGAAAAGAAGACGAAGATAGGACTTGCATATCATTAACCAAGAAAGGAATAAATGCTGGTTACGACGAGCAGGTAGCAGAGTATACCAGTAATAAGTTAAGCCCCGCACAGACGGTTCCTTTTGCTGCATGTATAGCAGCATGGTACGGAAAGAAGAATAAAGACCCTAGAGGGGTCAAGTTTGCGATTGAGCAGACAATGGGACCGGGAGATATTTGCCAGAACCAGTTGAAGATTATGGGATTCAACCACCATATAAAGAGTTTCCGTCTGTATGCAAAGAAGATTAAGGATGAGCAAAAGAATAGAGAGGGTTTCTACTCAAACAGCGTAACGGTTCCTATTCTGATGGACTTTTACACGGAAGCGGTTGACGGAGGATGGTACAAGCCAAAATCCAAGTGGCACATTGAAGAACTAAAGACTCTTGAGCGTCATGTCAAAGATGGTGGTAAGGACCGAATGGAACACCGTCAAGGGCAGCATGATGATAGGGTAAGGGCTGCTGCAATGAGTTATGTTGCGTTCCATACATATGATGATCTTGCGGCACGGTCACAAAGGAGATACGATGCCCCGCAAGGAAAAAAATCATTGACAAAGGGTATTTGCACGGCAAATTCTGTTACAATTGGCGAAGGTTGGGATGAATGAGGGGAGAAGATATGAGCGAGAAGAAGGTTACAGTACCGGATGGGATGCTGAAGGCTGCATTAGCTCACATGATTGGCTTGGGGTTCAATCCAGCCAAGGAATCGACGCGAGAACTTCTCGAAGCGGCTCTTCGCTGGCAAAGTGAGAATCCGATTGTTCCAACCTGGAGCGATATGGATCATATGCTCGACGCGTATTCTCCAGACGACGTTCCAAGCGTGAGCGATTGCCAATTCGTCGCCGTTGAGTGGCAGCGCCGCTGTTTCTTGGCTACCGACGAGCCTCAATACCGCGAGATTCAACTTACATGAAGTTCAGAAAATTAGGCACTATCGCGGAACTGGGGTAGCTATTTTTGATACACTGGAGAATTTGATATGAAAAATCTAGCAGAAGAACGTATCGCTATATTGAAGTCAGAACTAGACGCGCTCAAGCAGCAGCGCAAGGCAGACGCTCTAGCGATCAAGAAGTCGAAGCAGTGGGTAAAAGTAAAGAACACTCTTCCTGACGCGAACACAAAACGCGCAATTGTGTGGTCGAATAGGAAGATGTATCCATGTTGGTTCTCAGATGGCAAGTGGTACGCCTTCAATGGAACGTGGATGCTGACTAAGGATGACGTTATGGATGTTGTCAGCCATTGGATGCCTACCGACTGGATGAACGCTCTTTATTGGCCTCAGTGCGGACCAGGAATCGTTAACCGTTTGCGTTATCTGTGGCAGAGGGTGACGGATAAGGCGTCGGACATGACGGTTGACCTACGACCGAAGAGACGGGGAAATGCTCAACTGGGTAGGAAACCAGTGTTTTACACTAACAGTTTAGGTGAAATCACGTCTGGAATGCCAGAGAATGTCCCTGTTCCGCGAGGATATGAGAAGGTGGTTTGCAATAGTGTCCAAGAGGCAGAGCATTGGAGTGAGCGTCAGAGGCAGTGGGAGAGGGTGAAGCACGGTAAGATTCAAGAAGACAGGCAGAGGATTGAAGAGCCAATTCATCAAGAAATTAGAAGTGAAATGCACAATAGGATGAGTAATGCTAGGAATAGCGTAAATAGGGAATTCATGCGACGGGCGATTGAAACTAGCGATGCAAAGCATAGTCCGTGGAAGTACGATAGGGAATCGTATCTACATAGTGAGGCGTTTGAAGATAAGCGTTAAGGAGGAAAGCGATGAGCGACAAGAAGTACGTAGTACCAGATGGGATGTTTAAGTCGGCAACGGATTCATGGGGTTTGGAATCTGATGCTATGCGGAAATGTACGAAGATAATCCTCGAAGCGGCTCTTCGCTGGCAGTCAGAGAACCCGATTGTGCCGACAGATCGACAATGGTATGAATGCGTCAATGAATCTCAAAAATTAGGGTATCCATCCAATGAACTGTATGCTCATGCGGCAGCAGAGTGGCAGCGCCGGATGTATCTTGCTCCTGAACCGGAAGTACCAACCTACGAGGAACTTATTTCCAAGTGGGAGGAGGAAAATAGAAGTGGCGTACCTAATCGCGTGGTGATGAAAGAATCGCAGGAGGCATCGTTTGATCCTCCATTGGAGAGAGCGAAGAAGACAGAAGCAAATCGTTCGTGTTCAGCTTGCGAACAAGGACAAAGTTCCGAACGGGGAGAAGGGACGCATCTAGAGGGAACGGTTCAGCATCCGGTTGATCCTAAAGTACCAGAGAAAATCAAGGACTTGCTCTCAAAGTTTGATGCTGGCGGAAAATATGACCGGCGTGGAATTGTTACAGAGCTTGAGGAAATCAGAGACGAACACAATGCTGATATTCTCGAAGCCTACCGGCGCGGCAAGAAGGATGGGAAAAAATGACAAACTTTAAGGTGAATTTAGCGACTCCAGAGCAGCGTGAAGCAATTAAACGCATGGAAGACAATATGCCTCCAAAGTGGATATTCGAAAAAGTAGCAAAGGAAATACCTCAACAGGTTCCTGATGGAACGGACAAAACCGGATGGAAGTTTGGATCGGCAAGGGTAATTGGTAGAATAGGTGGATTTTCTCCAGATGAGTTTGAGCAAGGTCATAATTTCGATTATGTAAACGATAAACGTCCATCTCTATCGGATGCTGATTTGTCCGATATTAAATACTGTGCGTTCTGGAGGCAATCTGCGCATACTAAAAGATATGATGAATACAAGAAGGATTGTGATCGTAATATAGAACAGGTAGAATTATCACAACCTTCTGAATGGACGGAATATCCTGTAGCGTTCGCTGCTACTATTCCGCTAGGATTCTGTGGAAAAGTAACTCCCGGTCAGGACGTAAATATAGAAAGATGGATACCCATTGGGACTAGCAATGAAGAGATTGAACGAATGGCAAGAGAATCAATTGTTCGTTTGCAGGAAGTAGTTAAGGAATACTGGGAGTCGAAATGAGAACAAAATTCAGATTTAAGGTAGGCGATAAGGTATGGGTGAGGGACCACGTACATCCATCAAAGAATAAAGGGTTGGCAAGGAGTATGGGTGGATTCTCTATCGTACAGGCTACGGTCCGTGAACGTCACCAGCATATTGATAGACACCCATTCTATCCCAATGGAGAAGGGTACGCTCTAGATGGTGAATTGTGGTGGGACTGCTATCCCGGATGCCGAGTGTTCGCAACGAGGGAAGATGCTGTAGCGGCGAGAATGGGTGCCATTCGATGAGCAATGCTATTCCACCTCGTCTTTGTGAGCGCGTTTGCGATGCGGGCAGGACGGAAATGGAAGCAGAGGATATTCTTAACGAAAAAGCTCCGTAAATCCCCTATCTTTAGATATGGGGATATAAGGCGTTCCTTTGCGCTTGACTTTTACACTGTGTGGTGTTAAGATTAAACCATGTTGAATGCGACCAAAGTCCGTCTCTATCCTACGCCTGAGCAAGAACACTTTCTTGCATGTCAGTTTGGATGTGCGCGGTGGGCGTGGAATTGGGCTTTGGAAAACACACAAAATACGTACAGGGAAACCGGAAAAGGTCTGACATTTTTTCAAATGATTCCTCTTTTGCCACCGCTAAAAAAAGAACACGAATGGCTTCATGACGCTTATTCTCAAGTTCTCCAAGCATCATTACGCAATCTTGCGGCATCGTTTCAAAACTTCTTTGAGAAGCGGGCGCGGTATCCAAGGTTTAAGTCAAAGCACGGCAAGCAGTCGATTCAGTATCCGCAGAATGTGAAAATTGTAGGAAGTAAGATACATTTTCCCAAGGTAGGAGATGTTGAGGCCGTGATTCACCGTGAGATTGTTGGACAAATCAAGACGGTTACGGTGAGCAAGAACCCCTGCGGTCACTACTACGCTTCAATCCTAACTGATGACGATATTCCTATGCCTCCGATTTCAACGAATGGAAAGGCTATCGGAATTGATGTAGGGTTGACACATTTAGCCATTACTAGCGACGGATCGAAGTTTAACAATCCTCGTTTCATTGCCAAGTCAGAAAAGAATCTCAAGCGTAAACAGCAGTCTTTAAGTCGTAAGAAGAAAGGTTCCAAGTCGCGTAATAATGCACGTTTGCTAGTTGCGCGAGTCCATGAACGTATCACAAATCAGCGTCGTGATTATCTTCACAAAGTCTCTCGTAGGATCGTAGACGAGAACCAAGTCATTGTTACGGAAGACTTAAACGTGAAGGGAATGACGGCCAACCATAACTTAGCAAAAGCAGTATCAGATATAGGTTGGGGAACACTAACAGCATTTATCAAGTACAAAGCAGAGCGCGACGGAAAGGCATTCATCAAGGTAAGTCGATGGTTCCCGTCAAGCAAAGTATGTTCAGAGTGCGGCTACCAAATAGGCGAGATGCCATTGGATGTACGCTCTTGGACCTGCCCATTATGCAATACACATCATGACCGCGATATAAACGCGGCAAGGAATATCCGGGACGAAGGTCTACGGATTTTGGCGTCAGGGATTGGCGCTACTGCCGGTGGAGGCAACATAAGACGAAAGTTGGGACGCAAGTCTTCAACTAACGAAGATGCCGTTGAATCCGGAAGCCCCCGTCTTTAGACGTGGGGTAATTCACATATACGGCAGACTTGGCAAATCAGTACGGAGAATCGTTCATGCTATCTCACCCGTATACGCCTGGATGTGGAACACGTTTTCAGTGGTATTGGGGGATGAATGTTCTCTGCCCGAATTGTGGACGCTTATATGAATCTAAATTTGAATACCTAAAATCTGGAAAGTACGATCCTAAGTAAATTTTTTTGTAGACGCGCAGGAAAATATGTTGTAGGCTGTTCTGAGGGATGAATATAGAACTAAACGCCAGTTGGGAGGCTGGTGTACCGAGAAGAACGGAAGTTTCGTGGGGTATATCGACATAAGTTCAGGAAATGGAACTTCTCGCGTAGAGAGCGACACGGTACGCTGGCAGTGCCCTCCTTTTGAGAGACCTCCCTCTGAGCGCGTCGGGTGGGTTGAGGAAATGATTGCCGAGGGTGAGGGTTTTCTTTCCGCCCAAAAATGCTATCAGGAACTAGGAAAAAACCTTCGCGTCTTTGATGCGGCGTTTAGGGACAAGTCCCGTAGCTCACTGATAACGAACGAATTAAAGTACGATATACGAAAGTTTTGCGAGACCCTTTCTGAAGTAAGAGAGATTGCTGGTTACGCTTCTGATTCCCCCGCATACAAAAAAATAGCTGAGATGCTTACGAAGGTCTCAAAGTGCGTTTATTTCGAGTCTGATTTTCCTTTCCAAATCCTAAAAGTTCTGCAATACGCAGCGGTCATGGGTATCGGATACCTGTGGCCTAAAGTCAGTGCGGATGAATATGGATACGGAGAGAGGAAGATGCGCTTCGAGGCTTTGGGACTTTTGGATGTAGTACCAGTCCAGATTCCGAAGTCGAACGACGTGCAGGATGCTTATGCGGTCACGATCTACGATTATATGCCTATCGCGGAAGCGTTTGGTAGATTTCCTCTATTCCAAACCAAACTACAAACGGTAGGGCGCAGGAACTACGCAAACCAAGTTCAGGCAAGGCGTCAGGACTTTGCAGAGCATTATCGTTATGGTGACAATGGCAGGAGTTTTGGTGACCTGTATACGGAAATACGTTATACATTCATTCGAGATTTGAGGATCAATAATACAGGTTTTGAGCTTCCTATGGGGGACATAGGAACATCATGGTTTTACAAGGTTCCTACGGTAGGACAACAGATATTGGGTGGAGTAGAAAACGGTAAACCAGCAAAGCGCACAGCGATACCCGAAGATTGTAGAGTGTATCCTAACCTTCGCCTAATCATTACATCTAGCGGATTAGACGAACCGATGTATGACGGTCCTGCGTTCGATTGGGACAGCAAAATGCCAATTATTCAATATACGGTTGATGATTGGGCGTGGGAGCCGATGGGACGTTCCTTGGTAGGGGACGTGGCAACAATTGAGACCACGGTTCGTAAGCACGAAAGGAAAATGGATGCCGTCATTACCGTCAGATTGAACCCCCCTATGGGCTACAACGCCGACGAAAACGGTGGACAAAAGATTGAGCACATGGATTTGTTTGAGGAAGACGTAAGGATGGGACTGTTTGGTGGTAAGCCAAAGGAAACATTCCAATCCGTTCTTCCAGATGAGGTAAATGTAACGGAAACGAATTTCAAGTTCTTAGAATATCTCGGCAAGAAGAGAGAGAAGCAATTAGGTCTGCAAGACCTTGGCAACATGGCAAACTTGAAGTTGAATGTTGCCAGCGCAGATGCAATGGATAAAGCAATTGAGTCTATTGGTCCTATCGCCAAAGGGATCGCGGCACGAGTAGAGAAGGCCAATAAGGCAGTAGGAAATAGAGTTAAATTCCTGATTCTACAATGGTTTGACACTAACAGGATTATGTCCTACGTTGGTCCCGACAATGTTGCGCCAGAGGTATTTGACTACAATCCAAACGATCTCGTTCCTAGCCACATGCCAGATGAAATGATAAACGGGAATTTCCCTAATTCGTCATCGGTGTATGACAAGTTGACTAGGGCACGGTGGTTTGCGAAACAGATTAGGCTTCTTCCTGTGGCTGGGACGTTGCTGAAGTTGACGCAGCAAGCCGAACAATTGAAATTCTTGACGCTGAAGAGAACACCAGATTGCCCAGTAAGCTGGGGAACGGTGTTTAAGAAGTTGGACATACCCGATCCTGAAGGAGAGATGGAGAAGTATTTCAAGGAGCAAGTACAGTTGACGAAGATGAAGATTATCGCGGCAGCACTTGCGCAGGAAGAGATGAAGAAGATGGGGATGCAGCCCCCAGAAGACGGTAAGGGGCCAGGACAGAAGAGCGGAGCGCATCCTGGAGGTAGGCCGGGGGGCGAAGGAAAAAATCCAAAATCTCCACGGTTGGCACAAAAGGGTGGAGCGGGTGGAGAACCAAGGCCGGTAATCAAACAGTCGTAGGAACAAAAATAATAAACACCATAAGGAGATCGAATGGCGATCAAGATTAAGGCTCAAAGAGACTACCTTTTAACCGAACTTTCCGTTGAAGGAAGTGTTTCGGAGATAGATGATGTTCTGAAGGCAATCAAGACTAGCGGAAAAACAATTGTGTTATATAACGATGGACACATTCAAGGAATTAACGTAGAACAAAAGACAAAATTGACAGAGGGACAATCTAACAAAGTACGGGAGTTATTAAACGTAAAAGATGTGATTTTGTAGTGTACCACTGCCGTAGGCGCAGTAGTAAATTATTTTCAACTATTTTGAATATTTTGCTTGACAAGGGTCTTGATTTGTACTATCTCTTGTAAAGACGCAAAAGAATAAGCGGCGTCAAAATATAGTGCGCGGCCCCTTTGGGACAACTGGCGACTAGGCGAATTTGGCCTAGTCGCCATTTTTCGTTTACTCCAAACGAAGTCAAACCAAAGGAGAACATCATGACAAAGCGTCATTCGAAGAAGGTTGAAGCAGGTCTCGTCAAGAAGGTAGCTGCGAAGAAAGCTCGCGGCGTTAAGGGTCGCGCAAAGCGCACCGCTCACAAGCTGGCCATCAAGGGCTAATCGTTAGCTATCAACCTAAAAAGGAGAAACATCATGGCAAACAAGCGTACAAAGAAAATCAGCGCCGTTGGCGTTAAGCACCTTCGGAAGGCTTCCCGCAAGCGTAGCCGCAAGGGTGCATCCAAGAAGACCGTAGTCAAGGCGTAATTGAACCGTTTCCCCACCAGTGGCTAGACTGCCGGTGGGGAAACAAATAATGGAGACGCAATGGCTACAGCAGGTACACCAATGCCGCAAGATCAGCAGGGTCAGGGAGCGCCACCGCAGGGTGGAGCACCAGACGCCGGTTCACAGCCACCTCAACAGGGTGGACAAGATACAGCTACAGGTTTGCAACAGCTTCTGGCTAAGTGGTATCAGGCGGCTAAGCAGATGAGTCAGTCCGATCCTCGTTTGGCAGCAGGGGCAAACAAGGTAGCACAGGGATGTCAAGAAATGCAAGCTGCGCTGATTACACCTCAGCAACCAACACCTCAATCTCAACAACCGATGACATCATAACAAACTTCCGGGAGAAGATGAAACTATGCCAATCACAGCAGGACAAATCGAGCTATTGAAACAGACGGGTTTCACGCAAGAGCAGATCGACGCGCTTGATCCGCGCTTGGCTAATGTATGGACAGGTATTACGTCTGCCGCCGAGCAAAAGGAAAAGGAAGCCGTAGCAGCAGCAGCGAAGGCTGAAGCAGACCGTAAGGCCGCAGAGGAATCGGCGAGGCAGGCTGAAGCAGCAAGAGAATCCGCAAAAGCTGCACAAGACGCGACAGAACTTGAAAAGCGTTCCAATGTAGAGTTTTACGAAACAAAGGTTATGCCGGGACTTCTAGGGTTTGAGGAAGAGAAGAAAAATCTGGAGACGGCAAGGATTAACGCAGAGTCGAGAGCAACATTCTATGAGACTCAGATAAAGGGATTGAAGGATGCTGGATTCCTTCCTGCTGATGCTCCTGCTTTTGTAGTACCGAACGCTCTACCAGCAAACAACGCAGGAAGCCGTGACGGGCAAGGAAGATTTGTGGCAGGTACAAACGGAAGTCCAGTTTTCGACCCTAATACAGTGGTCAGCAAAGTTGGGGACGCGTACAACACAATTAACGACATTATGTACGAACATCAAGTTCTTTTCGGTAAGCCCCTTCCTATCGCCCCAAGCCAATTGATTGCACAAGCAGACGCGTTGAAGTTGAGTCCTGCCGCTTATGCGGAACGGACGTTTAACTTTACGGCGAAGAAGCAGGAGATGGCGGAAGCGGCGAAGAGAGAGCATGACGAACAGATTCGTGCAGCAGAACGCACCGAACAGGAAACCAAGTGGAAGGCAGAACTAGATAAGGTTCGTTCTGAAGCTGAAGCAAGTCGTAAGAAGTTGGCAGAAGGAATGACCGGAAACAACCCTGAAGTTAGGGTAGCCGTATCTTCCAAGATGCCAGAGATTGCCCGTGCAGTCAAGGCGGGAGATCGTCCCGATCCGTTGAAGATGACGGATTCCGCACGCAGACAAGCAACGAGAACAGCAATCCATAACGATCTTGCAGAACGGGAACAAGCAGTAGCGTAAAACCTAAGTTGCTAGTATAACATGACTTAGGAGGAAACAAATGATGGAACGCGACTACAAAATCGTCAAGAAAGACCGTGAGGGGTTGGATGCTGTAAGGCGTCCAACCGCTATCGAAGTTGCTTGGGCGGCTGGTATATACGAAGGCGAAGGAAGCTGCGTAACAACAAGAAATACCAAAACTAGTACCTCTTTTGCGGTCTGTGTTCCACAAAAAGACCCAGAGTTGCTTTATCGATTGCGGGATTTGTTCGGCGGAAGAATAAGCCTCTACAACAGAACTTTTAACGGAAATATTTGCCCAATTCATCATTGGAAAATTTGCGGGGATAGAGCAAGATCTTTTATTGCGTTGATCTATCCATTTTTAACTGCACGCAGGAAATTACAAGTAGAAACTACTCCAGCAGGAGAGTTTCTTTTGTTGGTTGATGATTTAATAGGGTTTGATGTAAATCTTGGTCCATCGCAGGTGTATGAGAGCTTATGGAATAGGATTTACGAATACGACGCACAGCAACGACAAAAGGCTTTAGAGCACAAGCGCCAAAGAGAAAAAGAATGGCGTTCAACCAAAGGGCAAGAGCCAGAATTTAAGGACCACAAACGTCTTGTCCGTCAACAACGCAGGAAAAATCAAAAGGAGCAGTCACAGGCCGAAGCTAATAAGTTAGTAGCTATTGCCTAACTGAAAGGATAATAACATGCCATTTACACCACAAGACCCGACCTACGGAGAAATCGATAGTTCAAACCTAGAGTCCGTAAGACGTGAAACGGTATTTAATAACTTCTTCGTTGGGACCCCATTTCTTGAGAAGTTACGTGTTGCTGGTGTAGCTGACCCCTATCTTGGCGGCGCTGGCATGACTGAGGGCGTTCTTTACGGGCGTCCGCAGGGTTCCGCTGTAAGGCCCGGTCAGGACATTACAGTAACTCGCCAGCAGATCGATACCAAGCTGAAGTTCTGGCCGAAGGGCTACGCTGCATGGTTCCCGATGGACGACTGGGAAATGGACGATGGCTCTGGTCAGGGTGGAGTGATAAACTCTGGTCCATCCAAAATCTGCGACATCTACACCCTATATTTAGAGGGGCTTACGATGCAGATCAATACCATGCTGGAGATGGACTCTTTCAGGCATGGTCAGGCATCGTCCAGCACGATTGGTGACAACCGTATTCTGTCATCGAATGGTTTGGATGAAGCCCTGAATAACGGTATTGACACTTCCCTGTATGGCAACCGCTATACCAGCTACGGAGCGCTGCAAAGGAACGGCAATATCGGCGTTGCCTTGAACGTCACGCCTCTGTATCTAGGACAGCAGGTAACGGGTGGAACGACCGCTGCTCCTGTAACCAGCAACCCTGGACAGATTGATTTTGGTGCGTTGATGAACCTTTGGACCCGTTGCAAGGAAACGGGTGGTCAGCCTACGCTAGGAATCACGGGCGCTTTTGGATTTGCCGCAATTGCTACCGCTTTGGACACGTATCGCAGAGATGTATCGAATATCAAGCATGATATTCGTTGGGATGCGCTTTCGTTCAACGGAGTTGATATTTTTGCCGATCCTCTGGCCCCATCCGCACAGGCGCAGAACTTCATTGCTCTTGGTCAGAATGCTGGTGCGGCAGGCAACACGAACTTGGTTGACGGCGTTGGATCGAACACAACCACGATTCAGTACCAGACTCCTCAGTTCACGAATGCACAGGGTGGTTCGATTAACTTCTCTCCTACCAACTCTGGTTTGCCATCGAATGCTTTGATTCAGCCATCTGAAGCCCTCTATTTCTTGGAGCCTGATAGCTTCAAGCTGCGGACCACGGACAAGCCTGGATGGAACTTCGGTATTCGCAGGACTCAGTTGCCTTACAATGTTAGCATCGACGCTATCTTTATGCGTTTGGCTACTAACTTGTACAACTGCCAGCCACGGCACTCTAACTATGCGTTTGGTTTTAGCGCCTAAGCGGAGTATTAAGTCAACGATTTTGTAGCAGTTGAAGTTAAGGAGAATCTACAATGCCTTTTGTAAATGCACTACCAACATGGCTTGCGTTGAACAATGCCAACTTTACGTCTCCTACCGGGATGACTGACGCCGCAACAGGCCAGCCAGAGTACGGTGGTGGTCTGAATGTAGGCGACTACAGCGACTACACAAGCGATCAGGCTAAGACTGCATCCTATACGACTAACGGAATTCTGTATTCAGGCCGTTATCGTTTTGTGCAGGTTGACTCTGGCGCTACAGCAGCGAACGTGAAGGTGGGAACTGTCGGTTATATGAGGGCAGGATCAACCGTTAAGACGGTTGTGGTTCTCACACAGGGATCGGGACAGACACCCGGAACCTACCTGATAGGATCGACGGGTGGCGGTGGGACAGGGGCCGTAGTTCAGGTTGTTGTATCCAGCGCTACTGCCATCACAGCCACAGTTGTAAGCGGTGGTTATGGATATACCTCGCTTCCGACATTCACTCTTGCAACAGGTGGAACACCTGGAACGGTTGCTGCTCAGTTGGACTCGACTCCAAACGTGGTAACCAGTTTTGATGTAGGTGTGACAGCAAACGCCGTCGTTCGTCCAGTAGTTTTCCTGAACTCCATCACCCCAGGAAACTATGGTTTTATTCAAGAAAATGGAATTGCAACAGTCCTTGCAAATGCTGCTCTAACTTCGGCTACCGCTGGCGCATGGGTAAACGCAAAAACTAACGGAGCGGGAACCGTAGACACCACCGCAGCTAGTGGAGCTAGTGGTTCTCCTATCGGAAGCACAATTGGACAGGCCATTGATATGCCTTATGTATCAGTCTTGTTCAAGTGCTTGCTTGATAATCCAATAGTCCAAGACTAAGGGTTAGAAAAAGGGGCGGTTTAACAGCCGCCCCGAACGCTCTTGTAATAAGGAGAACCGATGCAACCTACACTGTTGAAGGGCTACCCGGACTTGATTGGAAGACGGCAGGCGTGGACTGAATATGTAAACGGTCCTGCGTCCTATGTTGCCGGGGGTGATCCTGTAATCCTTCCTTTGTATGGGATTCACATTGACGATGTTTTTGGTCCTGTCTACAGTATGAGCGGAAACTATTTAGCTACACCTATTCCTTCGGGAGTTGGTCCAAGGAATACGTGGAAATTAAAGTGGGCAGCATCATCCACTTCTTCTTCGGGTGGTTCGTCTGCTGTTACGGCTAAACTTGGTAGTGCCGCGAGCTACGCGCTGTTAGCGTACTCAGGAATTACGAATACAGGAGCTACGTTAATTACGGGTGGTAACGCTGGTTCATATCCTACCGCTACCATTACGGGATTAACGGCAACAAACTTCTCAGCCCCTGCGGCCATTGATAATGCGGATGCGCAAGCAGCCCAGACAGCATTAGCGGCGGCAATTACGTACTATCAAGGACTGACTCCTACCCTATCTGGTCTATCGAATTTGAGTACGGGTGGAAATGGCAGCACAGCGGCGACGTACACTCCTGGAAATTACTTTTCAGTAGCCGCTTCTAGTTTGACGATGCCAACGGGTATTATTCTAGACGCGCAGGGCAATCCGAATGCACAGTTTGTATTCGTTGCAGGCTCGACCATTAACTTAGCGAGTGGACAAACAGTATCATTAGTTAATGGAGCTACGGCAGCTAACGTAGTGTTTGTAGCTGGAAGTTCCTTTACTAGCGTTGCTACTTCAACAATGAATGGTAACATCCTAGCAGTAGCAAGTGTCACCTTGGGTGGAGGAATACAGAATGGTCGTGCGCTAGCAAATACTGGAGCGGTAACTATTGCGGCGGCAACTACTGTGACTGTCGTATCCTCGATTAACACATCTACAGGAGAGGTACCAGCAGGAACCAATTTATCCGCTGAAGTAATGCAAATTAGCGGATATTGTGGAGATTACTAACGAGTTTTTGATTTGTGATTCAATCAAGTTTTGGTGGTTAAGAAATAAGGAGAGACAATGCTTTTAACGCTGCTTCATGGTTATCCAGATTTAATCGGACGCAAATTTGCATGGGTAGGATACGGAAACGGTCCTACGTCCTATGTAACTACTGGCGATCCCGTGTCTCTTCCTCTTCCGTATACGTATATTGACGCGATCTTTGGGGGAACTATTACAGTAAGTGGTACGTACTATGTAACTCCTTCGATTTCACAAATAGTGACTCGCCCAGCGTGGAAACTGATATGGAACTACGCTACGGCTGGCAGTGTGGCGAGTGTCGCACAGAACGTAGCTGGTACTGGCATGACAGCAGGAACGTATACCGTAACAGCGACTACGGGAACGGCACAGATTACTGTTGTTGTGGCAACTGCTACTACATTAGGCGCAATTACGGTTATCAATCCGGGTTCTGGATATACAACAGCGCCAACATTTACGCTGACCGGAACAGGCGGAACTCCAGCTACACTGACGGCTACGCTTTCTACGATCAATGGCGCTGTACCGGCAGGAGCTAACTTGTCGGCAGAGAGTATTCAAATCGCAGGGTATGGTGTTCAGAGCTAAACGAGTTTTCACGAAGTCTTCTCCCCGGAGACACAAAGGCGGTTTAAGTGGAGTGATCTGCTAAGCCGCCTTTAATTTAGGAGAGATAATGGCAACGAAGAAGCAAAAATCGAACTGGATGGAAGACGGAGACGATGCACACTTCTCCGATAATCCTGCCGTTGACAAGAAGACGCGAAAGAAGTGGCGGGCGGAAGAAAAGAATCTCGTAGTCTCATCGGTTAAGGGCCATCCTTCGGCAAAGGCAAAGAAAAAGGGTTCTGTAAAGAAGTATGCGGTGAAAAAATAAGGAGAAACATCATGCAGCCAAAATCTACTGGACTTCACAAGGCTTTAAAAGCGAAGCACAACATCCACAAGCATTCCTCAGCCAAGAAGGAAATTGTGTTGAACAAGACGACGACACATAACCTAAAGGCGGGATTGAAGCACAAGACCAAGAAATCTAATGTGGGCAAAAAGGTTGCGGTCAAGAAGTAGGAGAGAATCGATGTCAAAGAAAACGAGCAAATTAAGCGTTAAGACAATCGCGCCATCTGCGAAGCCAGTAGGAATTTTGCACAAGCAGAGCAAGCGCAAGGGACGCAGCGTAAAGGCAATGGCCAAAAAGTCCTGCTGACGATAGCGGGACTTCTGGTTACGCGGTAGCGGTAGGAACAGGAGCAGAAATTATGAGCTTGGGGACAATGATTCAGTCACTTCTCGGAACGATACCAGGGAGTAACTACGGTCTTGTCAAAACAAGTATAAACGATGCCTTCAGAAAAATACAAGATGAAAATATGTGGTCTTTCCAACTAAAGACTGGAGGTTGGTTAACTCCAAGTTTGTTAGGTGGCCCCAACACTTCATTTCTAAGCCCCGGAACAATCACAGTAGTACCATTTACAACCACAATCACTGGCGATGCGGTTGCAACGGCTGCATGGACGACTAACGTCCCTTACCCTCCATTGTTGACTCAGCAGCAAATCAGAGTACCATATTTTGATATATACAACATCATTGCGTTAGGAAATAACGGAACTGTGGCTTCCGCTACAGTCTCTACCGCAGGCGCTTCACAAACTCCCGGCGTCTATACTGTCCCCATTCTCGATTCCGCGACGGGCGCTGGTGGAACTGTTTCTATTACTGTAGATGCTAACGGAACAGTGACAAAAACCCCGGTATTGTTGAATGCAGGAAGCAACTACACGACTCCGTACATTACGTTCTCAGCGGGTGGAAATCCTGCCACGTTCTCGGTTACTTTAATTGCGACGCTGACGATTGATAGACCTTGGACCGCCCCCCCAGCACAGTCTTCAAACTACATGATTTACCAGAGCCTGTATCCCGCTCCCGCTGGTTTTAAGAAGTGGTTTTATATAAGCGATGTGCAGAATAACTGCGGAATGGATTGGTGGACTAAGACAGAATCGGACTTGGCGAATGATGATCCTGAAAGAACGATCTTTGACCAACCTTACTACGTATGTGCTTGGGGTCCAGACAATAGGCCGGGAAGCGCAACTGCAGGTCAAATGATGTACGAACTCTGGCCCTCGCCAATTTCTGTTTTGACCTACTCGTTTGGTTGCTTGTGTAATTATCCTCCACTGGTTAATAACACAGACACAATTCCTTATCCATTAAACGATGAAATCGTTAAGTGGAGAGCAAGGGAAATACTTTGCCAATGGAAAGAAGGAATGAAGGGTGATAATTTGGAGCGCGGTTCAGGCGCTAACTGGCAGTTCTTAAGTAAGGCAGCACACGAGGAATACAAGGAATTATTGAAACAGGCAAGGATTATGGATAGCAACCTTGTCAGTTTGTATTTCACCAAGTCTCGTCAGTTACCGCCGTTTGGAGGAGAACCTTTCTCAAGTCCTAACGGAAACACAAATATAGGTTTGTTTTAAGTAGCAGTAGGAATTGAAGGAGGCAGAGTATGCCATCGTATACGACCCCTGGACAGGCAAAACTGCTTAGGGACAACACGCAAGGGATTCTATGGGCAGGAGAGAGTGTTCCTGCGTCAACATTGAGTATTGGCTTCCTTCTTGAGCGTATTAACCGTTCGTTCTATCCGTGGGGATTGTCGTTTGAGGTATCGTTCTCAGGCGCACCGGGAACGTTCGAGATAGACTTGATGGCCGCTAACACAGATACGGCAGGTAGTTATATACAGATAGGAACTATCACAACGGTAAACAGTTCTAACGTAGGACGTTGGGATATGCCAAGCAACATATGGCCTAAGTATGTTGCTGGATATATCAAGACGTTGACAAACGCAGTAAACACTACGCTCATTGTAACGAAGTAGGGAGGAATGCCTTGAAAAAGACAATCATTATTTTGATGCTTCTATTTTCGGTTAAGACGTTCGCTCAGACGGCGGCATTGCCGGTGTATGCTTGTGTCCAGAACGGAACACAAGCCGTCACCAGCGGTCTGAAGTCAAGCAACTACCAACTTGGCGTAGTTCCCTATTGCTCTGTGAGCGTCTACTTGACAGGCACGACCACTATTGCCACTACTACTCCACAGAGTCCGTTTAGGGCGAATAAGGATGGCTCTATTCCCCCGATTTATGCGGCAGTAAACCAGGGATACGATGTGGTGTTGAGCGGAGGAATTTCGCCTAATACTTATACATCTCCGGTACCGCTGACTGATTTATATCCGGGATTCAGCTTTAGTGGCATCTCCAGACTCATCGCGGGAACGAATATAACGCTTTCCCCACCAGGAGGGACCGGAAACGTCACGATAAGCGCGCGTGGAGTCGTTTTAATGCAGCAGGTGGTTCCTCCAGTTTCCGGGCAGTACGTGATCGTCTATCCGACGACTTACACAGGTAATTGGGCCGGTCAAAGCGCAGTAGGTGGCAGTTGGATTGATCCTCCGACATGTGTTGGAACTAGCATAGGAACGGAATCATGGGGAAATCCAGTTCTTCCGAGTTATGTTCTACCTTCGAACGTAACTGCTGTGTATGCGTTTGCATTAACGCGTGAATACGTAAACCCTTCAGATGGAGGCTGTCTTGGGCAACCTTTCACCCCTGCGCCCGCGTCTTTTTCAGTGGGCGCTAGTGGAACATCTTCTGTTTTGACACCTACCTCTACTCCAATATGGGCACCAGTTCAGAATGCGGTTCTATTACCCAGTGTAACTGGAGAAAACTTTGCTTCACAAACTTTCAGTGCAAGTTATGGGGCGTCTAGCCCTATTCGTACGGGATCTAGTGGCGTCGTATCTTTGGGATGGATTGTTTATTACACGGGTTCCGCGCCCCCGGCGGACACTGACATCCAAGTTGAACTGCCTCTTTACTATAATTCTGTGGACAATTCTCTAAGTATAAGTCCGCTATCTGAGTTTCCTGGATCGGCTTTGGTCCCTACCACGGTTGCAAATCTTCCGTGGGCTGCGGCCTCAAACGGATGGGTTGTGCCGGTTACGGATGCCTTAACCTCGACATCGTGCGCCATAGGTGGAGGATTCAACTACGTTCAGTGCAAGAGCGACGGCTCTAACTGGTACCCGCTGCCTAGCTCCCCTGTAGCTTTCGCCCTTACCACGACTGGCACGAGCGGCGTGGCAACATATCAATCTGGAACTCTAAATATCCCGCAGTATACCAGCTCAACGGTTGCCACATTTGCAACCGGAACGTCCCCTATGGGAATCACAGTGGATAGCTCAGGAAATATATGGGTCGCCAACAATGCAAGTAGTACCGTCAGAGAATTTACAGGTGGTGGAGCATTTATTCGAGATGTGAGTGTTGTGGAGCCGAACAGTCTGGCTCCCGATTCATCCGGTAATGTGTGGGTGGTCAATGGCAGCTATTCCAACTCTGTTAGTAAAATATCAAGCACAGGCTCCGTTTCCAGTACGTATGGGACGGGAGATAGCACGTCCGGTATAGCGCTCGACTCTTCGGGAAACATCTTTGTTGCAAATGACTATGCACAGACGATTATCAAAAGATCGCCCGCCTGGGCTGACCTTGGAGATTTTTCTATTCCGTGCCAAAATGAAGCGGTGGCTATTGATGCAACCGGAAACGCATGGACACGTTGCCGCAACGG